TTTTTGTTGTAATTGTTTTTGTGATTTAATCATCACTGACCACTTTCTGTGCATAAATTATCTCCTTTTTATAAGAAAAAAAGTGGTTTTGAAAACCACTTAAATTCCGAGTATAATTTATTGTTTGATATATTTTTTTATTTAATAATTTATCTCAGATAAGGTTCAAAGCTTGTAACTTTGATTTCGTGATAAAAAAGCTTGATGGGGTCCGTACTTTCAACATCCATCTTTTTTTCTACACGTTTTTCAAAGTATTCTGCAGTTAAATCTTCATATCCAGCTTTAACATAGACATAATCTACTCTTTCTTGTTTATCTGTTAAATCGGAATAGGTGACTTTATAACAAACAACATCGTCGTTTAAAATTTCGGCATCACCGGTAGCAATTGCATTGCGTAAATCACTTTCATAAATACAATCGTCACGATTTGAATTAGATAAATTTTCAAGGAAATATGTTACGTTATCTGGCACTAATTTCATGCTAGGCTTATCAAAATTGATAACCATTTCATTAATAACATACTCACCTGGAACAATAAGGCCGTTATCAAGAGGTTTATTAACTTTAATAATAGATTTGATTTTTAATAGAGTTTCTACTGTTACTTTATTCACTTTAATATCCTCCTAGATATAATTTTCAAATGTAACATTTTTATACGCATTGATATCTAATTTATTTGCAATCTTATTACAAATTCTAGAGTCAATGCTGTCGCACACATCCCAGTCTTCTCTGATTTCACCAGTTTGTTTAATAATAATATCGTATAAAACATATGTATCATCGTCTAGTTTGATCTTTGAATATGGAAGTGTTTTGTGATATGTTATTTTATAATTCTTATAAGAGAATTCATAACCACATCTCATTCTATATTGGCCTAATTCACCAACATATTTAAATGAATTTTTAAGACATTTTAAGATAACATCATTTTCGGTGTCATATAAGTTGTCTGGAGTTGTGATAACATAATCACGTCTGAATTGAATATATGTTGTATATTTTTTGAATCTTTCAACAAATTGAATAATTTCTTCAGGTTCAAAAGATTTATATAAAACACAATTAATTCTTGTTTGGAATTTGATCTTATTAAAGATTTCATCTGAGCATTCTTGAACATATCTACGTAGGTGACGTGATACATTAATGCCAGTGATCTTACCTTGTTCATAATTTAAATTTAAGAACTTAGCAATATCATCTTCAGAATATTTTCCGGTTGGAAGTGTGGTATTTATGAACACTTTATGCGTATTTGGAATAACATCTAACATCATTTGTAGCATTTCCAAATTGGCTAAAGGTTCACCTCCTGTAAATACAAAGTCACACTCTGGTGTCATTGCATCCATAATTCGTATGGATCTAATAATTTCTTTAATACTGAAATTACTCATATCTGCATATTCTGCTTTATTAATACAGAACGGACAGTGGTTGTTGCAATCATATGGAACGAAAACTGTTACGGTCGCTCCGCCGTTTCTTGTAACATATTTCATCGTGTCTTTACTCCTTCTTGAAATTGTTCTTCTAAATTTGTCAATACGCGAACTGCGCTGACAAAAACCTTTTTGCATTGTAATGATTTATAATATTTCATGTCAGATGAAAAATTACGTTTAAAATCATTTAGTGCTTTAAGAGCATAGATTTGTTTAGTAATCTCATATCTTAAAGATAATCTTAAGCCCCATACCTTCTTTTTATCTGAAGGAATAACCAAGATGAACTTATGCTTAATCTTAATAAGATGTTCAATAACTTCTCTATGCGCGGAAATAAATACATTATTTCCTTTTGATTCTATAGCAATCGCTGTATTAATATAGTTAACCTCCCATTGGTTAACTTTTTTAAAATTACTGCTATCAAGATCAATGCAGTTTGGGTGTGTTCTACAGTAAGAAGTTTTTCCAACACCCTGATAACCACAGTAAATCATGGTTATTCTCCTTTCTTTTTGTATTAAATCGGCATAGCTTACCAAGCTTATTATTCACTAAAGTGATTTTCACCATATGCAGTTAACCTCTATGGTTAGTAGCTCCCAATAAATTGGTTGGGTTTCTGCAGAAAATGTTGTCGATTGTTTAAATAGTTTGGTGGACCGGGAGAATTACGATATCTCGGCTTTTCGGTTATGGGCCGAACGCTCTTCCTCTGAGCTACCAGTCCATGTAAAAGGCTACATAAACTGTAGCCTTTATATTATTAATTGCCGCCAGGAACAATAATGCTCAAAGCATCATCACCAGCAATAACTGTTGGTAATTCACCATTCCATTTTTCCAAGTAAGCAAGATATTCAAGATATTCTTCAACGAGTTCTTTGAACATAGCTTCTGTATGGACGGCGTCAAATTCAATTGTGTAGCTGTTTTCAGTTTCAAGAACATTGAATCCAACTGTACGAGCTAATTCAACGATCTTAGCAACCGTAGCTTTAGCTTGAGCTTGAGCTGCAATTCTGATAACTTCAGCATCGGCTTCAGCTTCAATGACCTTCTTTTGAGCTTCAATTTCTGCAACTGTTTTTTCAGCTTCAGCTTTAATCTTTGCAACTTCAGCTTCAGCAGCAGCTCTTGTTTCAGCAGCAATCTTTTCTTGTTCAGCAATAACTTTATTTTCAACTGAACGTTCAAATTCATCTGTGAAATCAATATTTGTTAAGACAACGTCTTGAACATTGACATAATAGTCATCGCCAATGGCGTCTCTAACAACTTCAGAAACTTTATTGGAAACAGCAGCACGGTGTCTGATAATTTCCTCACCTCTCATAGCGAAGTCATTGTCTGGATATGTGCCATCATCTGCAGCATTATAGAAATGTTCCGCCGACATGACGGCTTTTGTTTTTTCGATTGTTTGAGTTTGAATACGTGCTTGTAATGAACTTAAAGTAACGTATTTACCGGCAATACCTTCTGATTGAATAATATTACCATTAGCATCTCTGACGATTAATTTATCTAATTGGATTTGATATTGTAAATATAATTCAAGATCCATTGTTTGAGCATCGTGAGAGTAAGCGGCTGTTCTGATTTCGACTTGTTGAACTGTAGCATCGTACATTTCATAATGCCTAGTCATGTAGAAGTCAAAGTATGTGCCAGGCGTTCTAACTTCGGTAATTTTACCTAATTCTTTAACAACTGCAACGGTACCGGCTTCAACTTGATGAAATGAACCAGGAACAATGATAACAAATGCGAGTAATGCGATGGCTGCGACTATACTGGATAAAAAGCCGCCTTTACCAGAACGACCATGATTCTTTTTATAAGATGTGAGCTCTTCCACCATTTGTTTTGATAGTTGATGCTTCTGCTCATTATATTTAGGATCCCAACGATTTAATCTTCTGATTGCGCTTTCGTATTTGTCTTTAATGTCGGCAAGGTCTTCTCTGGCACTTGAGTTACCAAAGTATCTAATACCTAGCCATATTGCTACACCAATAACGGCAACAAGTAAAATAAGTGATATTGTAAGAAGAATTCCTCTAATCATGAATAATTCACCAACCTTTCATTAGAATAAGCCCATCCAATGGACTAGAGTATTCACATATTGATGTGTATAACTGGCTTCGTTATCATACCAAGAAACGATTTGAGCCATTGTCATACCAGCTTCTTCAGAGAAAACAGCCTTTGTGCTTTGGAAGTCAACATAGGATCCATATTTACAACCAATGATATCAGATGAAACGATAGGATCATCAGTACCACTGATAGCAACATTATCCATGGTTTGTTTAATCATATTATTAATTTCTTCAGCAGTATATTTACCTCTGAGAAGAACGTCAAGATTAACAACAGAGCCTGTAGCTGTAGGAACTCTGAAAGCCATACCAGTTAATTTACCTTTTAATTCTGGTAATGCTTTAGCAACAGCTTCGGCCGCGCCGGTGGACGCTGGGACAATGTTAACACTAGCAGTACGACCGCGTCTTGAATCTGCACCCTTCTTATGTGGGCAGTCAAGAATGCTTTGATCGGCTGTAAAGCTATGAACTGTGCTCATCATACCAACAACAATACCGAATTTTTCTTCTAAAATCTTAGCCAATGGTGCTAAGCAGTTTGTTGTACAACTTGCTCCACAGATGATTTCTTCTTCGCCTGTTAACACATCTGAATTAACTTTATAAACAATGTTTGGAGTTCCTTTAACAGGAGCATTAACCATAACATGTTTGGCGCCAGCTGTTAAGTGCTGAGAAGCACCTTCAATTGTAGCAAATCTACCAGTACATTCACAAACAACATCAACATCTAAATCACCCCATGGGAGTAATTTTGGATCTGGTTGAGCGTAGACTGGAAATATCTTGTCATCAACAATAAGTGTATTTTCTTCTTCACAGCAATCAACTGTATGACCTCTGTCGGCCATACTTTGTTGAGTAGAGTCATATTTTAATAACATCTTTAAATCGTAGACTTTTGTTAAGTCATTGATCGCTACGACTTCAAAATCTTTACCGTAGCCTGGATGTTCTAATAAATATTGGAAGACTAATTTACCAATTCTTCCTAAACCGTTAATTGCAATACGTTTCATGGATTATTCCCCCTTATTGAACTCTGCAACTTCTGCTGAAGATAAATATTGTGAAAGAACAAAGTGTGCTAACACTGTATCTTTTTCTTCTTTACCATTAACACCAAGAACTTCTTCTAACATTGGTCTATCGAAATAGATGTTAAGTGCTGTTTCCGGTGTTGATAAAGTGACGAATGTTCTTAATTCATCTTCATTTAATTTAGCAATTTCAATTGATGTATTCTTAGTAGCTTGATAATGTAAGCATTTGAAATCAGCCACATTATAACCCTTAGCTTCATTCACATTGTCACAGATTTCTCTGATAACTTGGAATAAAAGTTTCTTAAGTTCTACTTTGTCTTCATCATCTAATTCAGACATCTTATCGGTGTCCATGATGATTTCTGTTCTGTCAACGCCATTAAGCTTGGCTTGAGCTTCTTCTTCGACAAGAGATTTAAATTCTAATAACTTGTCTATGTAATTTTTTACTGTCATTACTAGTTTCCCTCCTTCGGATCATTATTCTTACAGTAATTCTCTTCTAGATATTTAGTCAACGTTTCTACGTTGTTCAATGTTGGTTTATAAAAGCACATATCAAATAAATCTTGTTTAATTTTTCCAACCATTGGGCCAGGCCCTATACCGCAGATTTTCATAATATCATTACCGGTCAAAACAAGTTGTTCTATTTTAAACAGTTTATCCGTATTTGCTTTCTGTTTGTACATTTGTAATAGTTTGAAGTATCTCTCCATCCTATCATCATTTTCTGGCACAACGTGCGCAGAAATGTCTGCCTCTTTTATAAAACCAAGTAATTTGAATTCAAATAATGATAATTGACAATCATTAATGATTTTATAAAGAGTATGTCTCTTAACCGACATCACCATATCGTGATATCTGACTAGTTTTGAGATCGTTTCAATTTCATTTGTTGGCATTTTTAAACGCTTCATTACATCTAATGACATTTCATATGATTTTTCTGGATGTCCATAATAATGTTGATATCCGTTTTCATCAACGGTTTCTGTTACGAACTTTCCAATGTCATGAAGTAATAGTGCAAAACGAATATAAAATAGCTTTGTGTCTGAAAGTTTATATGTATCCGTATGATCTAACGCGTCAAGCGTATGGTGTAATGCGTCAGTATAGTGCCATTTATTGTGCTGTTTAATTTGTTCTAGCTGTGTTACTTCTGGAATAATTTGTTCCAGTAAGCCTAAATCATACAACATTCTAATGGATGATGCGCTACATGTAATCATTTTTCTTAATTCGGTCATAATTCTTTCAGCTGATATTTTATTTATAAGCTTTGCATTTTCTTTAATTGTAGTTGTAATAGAGTCGTCTATCTTACATGAATATTTAACAGCAAATCTTACAGCTCTGAGCATACGTAATGCATCATCGCTCATGATCTTTTTAGTATCTGGATTTACTGTTCTTAACTTGCCATGCATTAAATCATCAAAACCTTTATATGGATCTACAACATTTTGGTCATAGTCCATAGCCATAGCATTGATGGTGAAATCGCGTCTAAGCAAATCAATATTCAGATCTTTAACATAAATAACTTTATCAGGATGCCTACTGTCGGCATATCCTTCTTCAGCTCTAAATGTTGAAATCTCATATTCCCCATTTGATGTGACAACCGTAATAGTACCAAATTTCAAACCAGTCAAAACTAAGTTATAGTGAGCTTTTTCAAACACACTAATGATTTCTTCTGGTAAGGCATCGGTAGTGATGTCATAATCATTTGGGGGTAAGTCAAGTAAGATATCTCTAACACAACCGCCAACTAAATATGCTTTATAGCCAGCTGTTATAAGCTCTTTCATTAATTTACGAGCTTCATTGAGATTAACCATTGCTTATCTCCTTTCTACAGTATAATAGTATATAAATAAAAAAAAGCAAATGATAAACATTTGCTTAATTTAATATTTGTGTTTTTTGAAGTACCAACCAACAACTTAATAAGTTATCAGTATCGTATTTAGAAATAAAGTCTAATAATGATGGACCTATTTTAACGCCCTTTAATTGAGCGTCACGTCGATCTTGATCCCATTGTGACTTCCATTCTTTACAGTCATCAAAGTAACAGCCATACCAGTTATTTTCGGCTTTGAAAAACGCACACAATAACTTACCGTCATCATCTTCAAGTATTATGCCATTATTCATTTTATAGCACAAACCTGCAAGATCATATGATGGATATGGAAGATCATGCTTTAAATATTTTGGGCTTGCTATATATGAATTATACCCAAATGCATGTTCTGAAACTCTATCGCCGATATTATAAACTTTTGATAATTTTGGATTGAAACGTTTTATAGCATCTACAAAAACTTCAATATCTTTTGGTTTGGCATCCCAATCTGGGAGACTTTCAATATATCTGTTTGCGCGCTCAGCGTGAGTCATCCATCCATAATTAAAATGTGGTGGCGAATCATGTACTTTACCGCTCTCACAGAATTGAATCCAGCTGTTTAAAAATTCATGGATATGATATCTTTCAAATTGAAATCCTTCTTCACAATTTCCTTTATGAAAATATACTTCATCTGTAAGATGTGTTCCAGTATTTAATGGATTGAATTTATCAACTGCCATTATCCCGTAACGGGCAATGTATGGGCGTGGATATTCATCATATTCGTCTTGATAATATTCTCCAATTTCAAAATATAGACGTAAATAAAAACGGCCATTAAACCAATCATCTTCTTCAAATTGTTTATTTGTTTTTCTAAGCAAATTTACAAGATAACGGTGCATTTTTTTACGTTCGCCTTTTCTCATAATTGTTCACCCCTTAAGATAGCATTTAAATTTAATGGGTATAATAAGAATATTCTTTCATTCAATTCTTTAAATTGTTTCATAGTTCCTTTTCTTTTTACAAATGTAAATGCTGTAGAAAGAATTGGATCATTTTGTAATTGTAATTGAATTGGGAATATTACTTTATAATTTTCTTCAAGTAATTCTTTATTTTCTTTAGTGATGTCAATCGTATTCATTACACTAGCTGGATAACTCAAATATGTTTTATCTACAAGCTTTTGTGTATCGAATAATTTTTTGATAATGGCAAAAGATTTCTTATATCCATAGCCATTAATTTTATTAATTGAATACTGCTCATCACCAGATAAAGATAATAATAAGTTTAATAAATTACCACTTATCTCGGTATTTTTGCCTGTTAAATATGCAATTACATTAAATTCTGTAACAATCGAAGAATTATTTCCTTTGATATCAATAGCATATGTATTTTTATTCATAGCTTGGTACATTACAGGATCAGATGATAATAAGATATTTACATCATTCTTATTTACGATATTTCTGATCAAGTAGTTGAAATATACGAATTCATCAAGTTTACTAGTTTCAATATAATATACAGATGGTAAATACTTACAAACAATTTTTATTTGTTTGATAGTGGCTTTAATAATATTATTTAGGTTTAAGAATTCATCCTTATTTCTGAAATATTTATCATAATAATATTTCTTATAGTCAGGATAAATTTCTTTTAATGCTTCACATTCTTGCTCACTGTATAGAAAATATACTGTGGTATATCTGCCATATTTATAAATATAATTTCTATAGTGGCCAATAAGATTTAAAATAGATGAAGAAATATCCTCAATAACTATTTTAGGATCATATGTGATAGCATTTACATCAGTTCGATAGCATTTACGAATTATAGATTTCAAGTCAACTATAAGGTTGACGTTTGTTGAATACTTAATATTAGTAAGTGGTTCAGACAATTTTTCATCTAAGAATTCATATTTTGGGAATGCTTCAAAAATTGCGCCAATCATAGTTAACTCCTTTCATATAATTAATTGATGACCGTGTTATTTTATTACATATATTTTATTCCGGCCACGTCGAATCTGATTTTATATAATTTCTCTAAGCGGAAGTCGCGATTCATTACGACAATTTCAAAGAAATCACCTTCATTAACAAATTTTTGTAAGGTACGCTTTCCTGTACGTCTATCAAGAAGTGTTAAGATTCTAAAATAGTAATCTTTATCTTTAGCACTTTCTTGATGTTTTTGTTGATAATATTTTTTGAAGTGTCGTCTGAATTGATCAAAATCGAGTGGGGTTGCTGCAGTATTATCTGCATATTTTTCTGGTTTATAATAGTGCATACCCCAATCATCTGTTTCAAAATTTAAAATTAATTCCCCTTTATAAAAGATTTCCATTCTTGCTGGATTCACTTTTATTTTCATATCTTTTACAAGATCTGGGTGAATAAAATCATTTAATAAGAATTTTTTAAATTGATGAGGTTCTTTAATTCTACCCACATCGAAAAAGTGAAGCCATGCCATAAGATTTAATCCTCCAACATATCAGGCGTAATTAATTTTTCAAATATTTGATTGAACACGTGTTCTTTAAATGCATAAAGATCACCGTTCTCATAATGAACAACATAGTCGCCTTGTGTAGCACACATTTTTCCACTATTTGTTCGTATTTCTATGGTATTTAGGCCAATATATTTAATATCACCTTTAGCCATAGCTTCATTGAACCAATCAGGATATTCATCGATTGAACTATATTTAATAGCATCAACGACTAATGGGCGTTTTATGTATTTCATTTTTCCGTTTTACTGTAATCGGAACAACTGTTTTGAAAGTCAGAAACAGAAACAAAACGGTCTGTTACTGCTTTAAAATTCTTTCGTAAACATTTTCGTGCACAATCAGGAGCGTTGCACATAGAAATATCGTATGGGCGTTCATCTTCTGATTCTGTTTTGATAAGGTATGATGCTTTTTCACTCATACAGTATTACTCCTTTCTCTTATAAGATTTTTTCAAGCTTTAGTGTGATTTGGTTATTTTCATCTTCCATGAAACTAATAATACATTTTAGTTTCTTATCACGATGCTTGAAGGCATAGTCTGCCAATTTATTTTGAACATCATTTGAAAAATATTTAATTGGTGTATATGGACCATATTTCTTTAATGTGAATGTTCTATCATCTTTATTCATAAATCCGATATTATCTTCCACATAGAATTGAGGGAATACAAACTTATTACCGAATGGCCATAATGAAACATATGCATCTTTGATAAAGCCAATATCACTTAATTCAAAATATGTTTGTTCAGTTTCTTCAACCGTAACACCTTTAAACTTTTCAGATAAATATTGTTCTAATAAAGGAATTTCTTCTTTAGTACATGCTGCACCAAGAGCTTCCGCGTGACCGCCAAATGTAAATTTTAATTCAGGGTGTTCATTTTTAATTTCTTCAAGAGCACCATATAAATTAAAACCGCCAACAGATCGGCCAGAGAAGTGAATGATTGGCTCATCCAAATCAATGCCAATTAATGCTGGTTTGTTTTCGCTTGTAGCAACATCGGACGCAACTAAGCCGGCTATACCAGAATAGTTATCTTCAAACTTACTTGGATGTAATGCTTCCACTACCGCATTTGTATCTGGGTGTGGCTTATACATTCTAAGTAATTCAGTTCTCATGAATTTACGTTTTTTATTTATACCAGAATATAAATGTGGAATACCATTATACTCTTGGACAAATAAAGTCATAATATCATAAACTAAATCACTAACGTCGCCAAGAACTCTATTTGTAGCATTAATAATAGGCACGAAGTAAAAATCGATATTATCTTTATTAAATTTTCTGAATGTACCATCTAAGTTAAGATATGGATCGGTTCCTCTATTTGGAACATAGAAATCCACAAGCTTGGCTAGTCTATTAATGAATGTTCCTGGTACTAATACTTCTCGATCGAGATATGGTAAGACTGCATCTACCATAATTCTGTTTTCATTTAGCATTGGCATAACGTCAGAAAATACGGTAATACATGCCATTGCAACGAAGTCTTCCATTAATATAAAGTCAAAATTAAATTCTTTATATAATTCATATGCTAACTTCATAGCAACGGTTGCACCGCTAATTCCTTTAAATTTTTCATCATTGTATAATGGATCAATACATAGATCTGCATGATTCTCTCCTTGCGGAGTATGGTGATCGGTAACAATAACGGTTAGCCCATGTTCATGTGCATAATCAATTGCATCATTTGCGGTAATACCATTATCTACAGTTATAATTACATCACAATTATTTGCCAATGCGACATCTATTTGTGATTGTTTCATACCATAACCAGACATAAATCTATCAGGTATTACAAATGTACATTCAACACCAATACATGTTAAAACATAGCACATAATTGATGTTGCCATGATACCATCGCAGTCATAGTCTCCGACTACACAATATTTTTTATCTTTATTATTTTTAATAAATTCAACAAATTCTTTGCCTTTACAAATTGGTTCCATTTCATCTAAATAATTTTGGATATCATATTGTTTATTTAGATCTGGTAGCAATTCTTTAATATTTTCTAATGTTATCCCATTATATCCTAGGATCGATGATTGATATTGATCGAAACCAGGCAAATGTGGATAGTCGAAAAATGTTTTAACTTTCATATATCATTTCTCCTATTCTCATAATAATAATATACATAAAAAACACGTTTTAAGCATTATAAAAAAAGAGGGGGATAATTACTTATCCGAGTCCTCTAAAGGCTTTTGAGCTTGTTCATGGAGAATTAAAAATGTCTCTCTAACAACCTTAGCCACTTCTGTTTTTGTGTATTTTGTTTTTCTTTCATAATCATCAACCATCTCAATAAATAAAGATGTATTGACGAAAAGTTTTCCAGAATGATCTACAAAAGGATTTGGAAGATTTTCAAGTTTTTCTAATTCAGTGAATTCTAAAACTTTATTTTCATCTATAGCCTTTTGTGTGGTAGATAAAACATAATCAACGAGTTTAGCTTTATTTTTACCTTCATCTGAAAATTGAAACATTGATAAAAATTCTTTTGCTACTTTTGTATTCATAATATACCTTTTAAAAAAAGGGACGCTGTTTAGGCGTCCCAATTATTTGCTATTGCTTTGGCATTTGTTGCTGTTCAGCGCTATTCCATAATGAAATGACGGCATCAGCAAAGAGGACTTCCTTGCCTGTCCAGCCATACATAATGTTTGAACGATAGCAATATTCTGGAATGACAACATCACTATATCCAGCTGTTTGCACAGAGAACATATTGACCTTGCCATACACAGTTGAACGGTATTTTGCCAATAACTTCATGACATCAATGTATCTACCGCGTGTGCGATATTCCTTGTAGTCATATTCATTGATACCGTATAAACGACCGTGACCGGCTTGCATATCGGAATAGATAAACACATTGTCCCAGTGTTCAGCGTTTTTAATCGCCTTATCCCAGAACAACCAAATACCATTTTCAGTTGCTTGACCAACTTTCTTACCAATTCTGGTAACTTCTTTCATTTGAGAAAGAACACCATTACGATGAGAAATTGCAATAACTTCTAATCTGTCGCCAAAGACACCAACGTAGCCTTCATCAGACAACATTGCTGTAATGACTGCAGAGAGGTTACCAATTTCAGCAACGGTAACAGAGCCGTATTCAGAATTGAAAGTACCCCAAGCAGAACCGCTGTTATCAGATAAAACCATGGTCTTACCTTTTAACTTTGGCATGTTCTTCAAGGATTCATCCATACAAGCTTCAAGTGTGTCAAGCACTTTAACTTTGTGATGAATGTCGGTCTTTTCAAGCATCTTATAAGCTGTGTAATAGCGGAATGGGAATTGCTTACCCTTGGCAACACCGTCAACCAATTCTTTGCAAAGCTTGTCAGCAATTGCATCGTCTTCGATTTCAGTGAAGATATTTCTGAGGTTTCTCAATAAGGCCATGTGACCTAATGTGATAGTCTCAAGAATTTCTTTCCAAGTTTTGCCTTCGGAACGTAGATTTTCCCAAGTCTTTTCAGATTCAGAAACTTCGATTGTTCCTTTTCTGTAAAGTTCATCTAACACATCGGAATGTGCATGAACAATACGGCCAGTATCAATCATACCGATTTCGGCATTTTTGTACTTAGCAACTTGGTATCTTGTGAGTGAGCCTAATCTTTCGGCTAAGCTTCTCTTTAAGATACCTGGCATTTTAGCTTTTCCACCCCATCTATAAAGTTGATAAGATGTTTGAACAGCTGGTTCGTCAGCTCTGGACATAACCTTGGCTTCGTATTCAGCGAATTTACCAGGATTCTTTTCAGTCCAAGCTGCTCTAGCAGGATGGTTTGCAGCGCGAACCATAATAACTTGAGGGTTTAATCTCATGTTATATGTAGTTCTAAGTTCAACTGCCCAATCTAATGTTTTACCAAAGTCTTCAGCAAGAGCTTCATCAATAACCATTTCCATGATTTCTGATGTTTTCTTACCTTTGAACTTAGTATCATCTAAGACTGAGTATTCTGCAACCAATGCGTCTATACCATATAGATGGTCTTTAATTTTGGCTTCAGTAAATTCACCATTACGGTAATATGCTGGTTCGCCAAAAATTGAAGATGCAGTAATCATTTTCATGGTATCAACTGAACTATGGAGTTCATACGAATTACCACCCATGAAGTTAGTAACACGGAGGTTTTTAGAGTCCTCTCTCTTTTCTTCTGTAACAGCAGTGAATTTCTTCATAATCGTTATATCCTCCTTTTCAATACTGTAATCGATTCAAAAAAACACGTCGCGAATTTTCGATACACCTGGTTTTTTTTCAAACTTAAAAGGTTTGTGATCTAATTTTTCAGCATAAAATTCATCGAAGTAAGGCGTCTCGCCGCTACGACGTGTTATAAATAATGAAAAAAGAAATTGCAGTGAATAACAAGATCGAGTGTTGTTTTAAATTAGGTGTTAGCTAATTTGTTGTTTCTGCGATCATTTTTGTTATAGAAGAAGTAACTCAATCTTCCGCTACTGCAATTTCTTAAATAAATATGACAGTACCTCTTTCTGTCATATATAAATTTTCTGCGAACACTTAATCGCCCACCCTGTAAAACAGGAGGAAAAACATCCGACGCGGCGCAACTTGGCGGCGCTCTCGGAAGAACGATTATTTGTAGTAATTTGCTTTAAAATGATTTTTGAAGTATGGGCAATTACCGCTACAGAAAATTATAAATAAATTAAAACTAACGCGAATATTATGGACACCCATAACATGTGACAAAACCCTAATTTGTGAAGTAAGGCATCCGTCCGCTACGTTAGATAGTATATAAAAATTAGTTATATTCTTACATACACACTATAATTATATATAAATGAAAAATCATTTAATACAATTATGATAATAGATTGTTGAAATCATTTTCGTATAAAATATTAATATTTAATGATTTCGCTTTATCTAACTTACTACCTGGTTCGTCGCCAACTAGAACATATGATGTTTTTGATGACACGGATGATGACACGGTGCCACCGTTTTCCTTGATCAGACCTTCAAAATATGATCTAGGTTTAGACAAAGTTCCGGTAATAACGAATGTTTTACCTAGTAGTTTATTAGTAGCATTTTGGTATGTAGTTGGTATATAATTAGTATTGATTTCTGCGAATTCTAAGTCATCTAAAATGTCCATATTGTCCTCAGAATTGAACCATTCAGATATATACTTAGCAGCAACATCACCAATACCTGGGATATTTTTTAACTTTGCTTCATCAATATGCCTGAATGCATCTAAAGTCTTAAATGTTTTAGCTAAAGTTGTAGCCATAACTAAACCAACTTCTTTAATACCGAGACCACATAATAATTTTTCAAGTGAATTCTTTTTAGCTTTATTAACGCCTTGAACTATTCTTTCAAATGATTTATCTCCGAATCCATCTAGCTTTTTTAATTCAGCAACATTAACTTCCGCTAATTGAGGAAGCATCATAATTGATACGATATCGGTTATATAACCCTCATTGTATAATACTTCAACTGTCTTTTCACCAAGACCATCAATATCCATTGCTTCTTTAGAACAGAAGTGAATGAGCTTATTTAGGCCACGTGCTCTGCAGTTTTCATTTTGGCAGAAGTGATGTGCATCTATTTTTACTAATGGTGTGCCACATTCTGGACAATTTTGGATCATAGAAAAAACTTGTTCTGAGCCAGTTCTTCTACTTGTAACGACGCTATCAACAGCAGGAATAACATCCCCAGCCTTTTTAATTGTTACATAATCACCAATTCTAATATCTTTTTCTTTGATAAAATCTTCATTATGTAATGTTGCACGTTTTACCATTGATCCAGATACAAGTACTGGTGTTAATTCGGCTACTGGTGTAATCTTTCCTGTACGACCAACTTGATATGTAATACTATTTAACTTAGTAATAACCATTTCTGGAGGGAACTTATATGCAATAGCCCAGTGAGGAACTTTTGCTGTACCGCCCAATCCGGTATACCAAGAGAAATCATTTACCTTCAATACAATACCATCAATATCATAATCAAGAGAATTACGTTTTTCTGTGTATGTATCGACATATTCTTTAATATTACTAGTTGTAACAATCTTTGCTTCTGGGTTTGTTCTGAAACCCCATTCTTTTAATTTGAGTAATGCATCGTAGTGCTTAGTAATACCAAAGTCACTAGCATTCCATAAATAATATAACCATGCATTAAGTTTACGTTTCTTCGATACCGATGTATCAAGATTTCTAAGAGTTCCAGCTGCTGCATTTCTACAGTTTGCGAATGGTTGTAAACCGGCAGCAGTACGTTCTTCATTAATTTGTTTCAATGATTCTTTTGGCATGTATATTTCACCACGAACTTCAACATGACCTTTTTCTGGAATTCTAGTAGGAATTGATTTAATAGTTAGTACATTTTCAGTAACATCTTCACCGACGAAACCATCACCACGTGTAGCTGCATATTGAAGGATACCATCATCATAAATTAATTCAATGGACAATCCATCAATCTTCATTTCTGCTACCATTTCAATTCCTGGCTTGGTTTTAGCCTCAATACCGAGCATCCAGTCATATAATTCATTATAACTGAAAACGTCAGCCAAACTGGCCATTTGCTTAGTTCTTGTGACCTTTGTAAAACCTTCTAATACTTTACCACCAACACGTTGAGATGGTGATGTTTTAGTAACTAATTCTGGATATTTTTCTTCTAGATCTAATAGTTGTTTATAAGCTGAATCATATTCATTATCAGTAACAGTCGGAGCATCTAAAGTATAATACTCATAGCTCCATCTTTCAATCTGTTTAACTAATTCTTCGTATTTATTTTTAATATCTTCAGTCATAATTATTTCTCCTTTATCAGAGTTATAATATATAAAAAGCAGAGTTTTTGTAACTCTGCTTAAATTCCGAATTTAACTTTTCTGAAACAAGTGATTACATCATCTTTAAATTTGCGTGTACATAATAAAAGCGAATTAAAGTCAATAAAATCTATATTGTTTACTATATTTTCTTCTGTAAGTTCTTTATGCCAAGAAACCGATTCCCAGTCAAGTCTGTAACGAATGTCTTCTGGCATGGATTGCAATAATGCATTAAAAACACCAGTACTAATCGCATCGTTTTGGCATAATGATTTAAGTGCTAAATCATCAAAGTTTTCAATATATTTTAATAAGAATGATACTGTGAATTTGATTTGAGTATTTGTAGCAAGTCCGGCCCAGTTAATATGATCCGCAAACATGTCTATAAATTCTTCATCTAATCTTTGATGATATGAGAGTTCTCTGCATGCATCCGGGTTTTCCTTGATATCATCTAAATGCTTTTTAATAAATTCTAAAGATAATTGTTGTGTGCGATATAGTGCGCCCTTATCAAATTTATCATAAAAATCATTTAAAAACTTTTCACTAAGAGTTCTGCATGTTAATAAATTATTATAATCAATCTGTTCTGATTTCCCAGATTTATTCATATCAATAATTATTGATCGAATGGTTGTTTCTGAAATTTCTTCATCAGCAAATAATTGTCTAATAGTATATTCTAAAGACCCATAACTATAAATAGAATTAATAGATAAAGTACCATATGATGTACTTGGACCAGTACTAATATAGGTGTTTGTGTTTGGTTGAAGTGAAATCGTACCTATACTATTGCTTAAGGATGATGTGCCACCCGAAGAAACGGCAGTAGCCGTATTACTAATAGTTGCCATAATGTTCTCCTTTAATAAAATTATTCTTCAGTTTCTGTCTTAGAATAAATCTTTGTTTGTAAGAAATCGTTTGCTTTCTTATCTTTTAAGAAAATTAATTTATACCGTTCAGTTAAGCCTGTCATAGATTTATACATATTTAATAATAATACGCCATTGTTTTGAACGTTCTTACTACCAAATCTAAAACAGTAGTCAATAACTTCTCTGATACATGCTTCATCATAAATGCCTTTATTTAAGCGAAGTAGTAATGCTGATATTGTATCCATAAACTTATTGTGGCTTTGTGCAAGTTTATTAAACTTTTCAGCAACGATATTAAGGTTCAAGCTAGCAAGCTCTGTTAATTTTGTGAGGCTTTCTGCTATAGACATTTCGTCTTTTTTGAACATGGTTTTCTTAAGTTCAGCAATCTTTTTATCAATGTCTGATTTCTCTTTCTTGATAAGTCTATTCTTCAAATTAAAGAATCTCATATAAAATACCTCCAAGCATTATATAATATAATAGATTGTTGAATTTCGTATTATATAAAATAATATTTGTGTGAGATCTTTTTTATACTTATTTATATAAATTTATATAAAAAAATGTAATTTGAATTATATTTCCACCATCTTGAATAATTTAAAAAATGGCCGTCAACAATCAATTATTCACGAAAATTTTGAGAGGAGTTATATTATGGAAAATGTTATTTTATACAGCACAAACTGTGCCAGATGTAAAGCATTAGAATTAAAATTAAAGAAAATGAATATCAAGTTTACACTTAATGTTGATACTACTGCTGAACACATCAAAAACCTCGGTCGTAATTCAGCACCTATCTTAAGTGTTGATGGCGTTTTATATGATTTTGAAGACGCCGTTAAGTTTTTAAATGAATCGAGGGAATAGTTTATGAATATTGAGTTGAAATTTAATAAAGACTTTGAAAAATCACTCAATACTTTAGTTAACGAATATGGTGAAGACTTTGAGATTCTTAATGGTATTCACACTTCACAATTAAATTTTTCAGACTTCATTGATGCCTTTGTTGACAAGAATGTTGGCGACGTCACAATTGATAGTAATGCAAACGCGTCCCACAAAGACATTGCATCATTGTTAGCCGAAAAGGGGAAATCTGTTGATAAATTAATTGCGATGAATAAAATATTTTATGAATTAAAAAAGAAATACGGCTTAGCCACAGCTCGCGAATGGCTTAAAACAGAATATACTGGAGGTTTCTATCTCCATGATTTCCCATCCACGACATTCAAGCCATACTGTTTCGCATACGACTTAACTAGACTTGCTAAAGAGGGTTTATTCTTCTTAAATGATTATAATAATCAACCACCACAACACTTAACAACATTTATTGATGATGTTATTGAATTTATTTCATTCATGTCAAATAGAAGTTCTGGTGCTGTTGGTATTCCAAATATTTTAATTTGGACATTCTATTTCTATAAAAAAGACATTGAATCAGGATATGATATTAAAAATCCAGATTATTATTTAAGACAATCATTCCAAAAATTAATTTACAGATTAAATCAACCATTTATGAGAATTGATCAATCTGCATTCGTAAATGTTTCTATTTTTGATAGAGAGTATTATATGGCTTTATTTGGTGATTTAATTTTCCCAGATGATTCATTAGCTATGGACTACGTTGAAGAATTCATTCAACATGAAAAAGTCTTCATGGAAGTTGTTTCTAAGGTAAGACAAGAGAATATGTTTACATTCCCGGTATTAACCTACTCATTGCTTTATCAAGAAGGAAAATTCGTTGATGAAGACTTCGCCAGATGGTGTTCTGATCATAACACTAAATGGAATGACTCAAACTTCTTTGTAGGTAAAGATGTTACAACATTATCTAACTGTTGTAGGTTATTGTCTGACACAACTAAATTAAAAGGTTTCTTCAATAGTATTGGCGGAACTGAATTAAGAATTGGCAGTGTTAAAGTTAATACAATTAACCTAGTTCACATGTTCTATGAATTAGAAGAACCAACTGAAGCAAAATATCTTCAATTATTGAAGAAAAGAACACTTCTCTGTTGTAAAACATTAGATACTGTCAGACACATTATTAAACGTAATATTGAAAAAGGATTATTACCAAACTACTGTGATGGTGGTATTGGATTAGAACAGCAATATTGTACTGTTGGTATCCTAGGTCTCTATGAGACAATGGATAGATTTGGATATATTACTGAGGATGAATTTGGAAATAAATATTACAGCGATGCCGGTATTGAGTTTGCATCTAAAATTTTCAAAGTAATTAATGAAATTAAAGATGCATTTACTGATGATTATTCTTTCAACATTGAAAGCGTGCCAGCAGAACGTGCCGCAGTAAATCTCTGCGCAAAAGACTCAGTGTTATTTAATATTCATGATTATTCAATTTATTCAAATCAATGGATCCCATTAACTGCAAAATGTACAATTAATGAAAAGATTAGATTAAGTTCTATTCTTGATGAAAAATGTAGCGGTGGTGCCATTGCTCACATTAACTTAGAAAATAACTTTGCAAATAACGATATGGCTTGGGATATGTTAAATTATATTGCAAGCAAGGGTGTCTTTTATTTTGCATTTAATACTAAAATAAACGTCTGTAAACATCGTCATGCGTTTGTCGGTACAGATATTTGCCCAGTTTGCGGTGAACCTGTATTTGACACATATCAACGTGTAGTTGGCTTCTTAACTCCATCTAAAGCATATTCAAAAGAAAGATTCACTGAATTTACTGCCAGACAATGGTACGATTCAGGAGTCATCCATGGCCAAAGATCTATTATAGCAGACTAATATGCTAGTAAAATCTATTATAGACGAAGACTTTGTAAATTACAAGAAAGCATCTATGTATATTGCATACCCATTCTGTTCATTTAAATGTGAAAAAGAATGTGGAATAAAATGCTGTCAGAATTCACCTCTGGCACTTGCAAGAAACATAGATGTTTCTTTTGAGTCTTTGGTTACCAGATACTTGAATAACCCAATAACACATGCGATTGTGTTGGCGGGTTTAGAACCATTGGATTCTTTTGATGATGTATTAGAATTAGTAAAGTTATTTAGAGAAAAAACAGACGATGATATCGTTATATATACAGGATATAACGAGAATGAAATATTAAAAGAGATTCGCATCTTGTGCGAATATAAGAACATTATTATTAAATTTGGTAGATATAAACCAAATGATACTCCTAGATTTGATGATGTTTTAGGGGTTAAATTAGCATCGAGCAATCAGTATGCAAAAATGATATCAATCGAATAATGTTTCAAACAAAAAAATACAACAATAAATTATATAAATTTAATGATGGTAAGAATCATTAAAATAGAAAATTTATGGAGGATCATGTAATATGACAAAGTATGAATTATACCAAATTTTAGATGAAAATGGTTTTGAACCATCAGACGAAAACTTAGAAATTTTAACAGAAGGTCTTGAAGACGGCTCATTAGCTATCGACGAAGATGGTGCTCTTTATGAATTCTTGGGCATGGGCTGGAAAGCCGCTGGCGTTAGATATGCAAAACGTGGTATCAAAGCCGATGCTTTAAAGAAAAAGGCAGCCGCTGAAGCAGATCCAGACAAGAAAGCCAAAATCGAAGCTAAAGAAAAAGCATTAAGAGAAAAGAATGCAAAACGTGATGAATCAATGGCAGGTAGTGCGCATATTGCAAAAAGAATGAAATCTGGTATTGACGAAGTTGGTAAAAACGCTGACACAGTTAAGAAAGTCCGTGAAACAACAAATACTGCTTCTGGCATCCTTAACGCATCTTATGACTTATCAGATCTTTTAGATGTTAATGACTACGAAGTTACAAATGAAAACTTAGAAATCTTATCCGAAGGTCTTGAATCTGGTGAAATCTTAGTTTTAGATGCTTCTAACATCAAATTATATGAAGGTATTGATGATGGTAGATATGTTATCGCTCAATTACTTGAAAATAATGGTTTCAAAGTCAATGAAAACAACATTACAGTTTTAACAGAAGCTCTCAAGAACGGCCACGTCCTTTTAGAAGCTAAAGCAACTGAAACTGAAGAAGAAAAGAAAAAAGACGATGAATTTGATTACGGTGCTGCTCGTAGACAACATTTAGCTAAAGCACATTCAGAAGAAACTGATGATGACAGAAGAGCTAAAGAAAAAGCAAAAAAGAAAGAAACAAAGAAAAAAATCGTCAGAGGCGTTGTTAAAGGCGCATTAGCTGGTGCTGCTGTTTTAGGCGCAATCGGTACAGGCCAAGGTCTTGCTGCGATGAATAAAACTAAAGCTACATGGCAACAAAAAGCAAATCTTGCTGTTGCTGGTGGTGGTGCATCTTCAGCTGCTGGTGTTACTGCTGCTGCAATGCACAAGAAAGACAGTGATGCAAAGAAATCTCAAGAAAAAGACGATAGAGAAATGGCCGAATACTTAGACAAAGAACAAAAGAGCGGCAAGAAACTCTCAGATCAACAAGAAAAGAATCTTTCTAAAGCTTACGAACGTACAGGCGAAGCTCCAAAGAAAAAAGAAAAGAAAGAAAAAGAAGACTAATTAAATAAAAAAAGAAGTAGATAACAATCTACTTCTTTTATATTTTTAAAATTCAATGAACACAATGTTATCTAAGACTTGAACTTCTAAACGGTTTTGAAGTGCGTCACCATTGAAATCAAAGTGATCTCTAATATAATCTTTATATTTAGGAAGATCATTCTTTCTGATTTCAGCTTTTTCCATCTTAACATAGAATTCTAATTTACCATTTACTGGTTTTAATTCAAAATCAGATAAGAAATATTTGACATCTTCAGAATCATTTAAAGTAACTTCACCGATATAAACATAACCATCTTTATATTGCTTAGTTTCTAATGAGGGTGTTAATGTGCCTAACATATGTAATGTCATTAATGGATTAGAGTTTTCTTTAATCATTAATTTAGTGCATCTATCAAACATTCTCTTTTCATTATAACCGCCAATGGCTTGTAATAACGTTCTGTATAAAGTTTTATTTAACTTATTATCAGTAACTTCGGTTGGCTGTGGTTGTTGCCCGCCCATTGGGAATGAGCTAAGAACACCACTAGCACCCATCATCATTTGTTGTGCTTGTGCTGTTGCATCTTGAGCTTCTAATGCTTCTTTTAATTCCTTTTTAGCTAAATTAATTGCATCTTCTGTGAAAACATCTTCTAATGTTAAAAGTGATCCGTCTTCATTAACAACGTTTTCACTTTTAATAACATAAGTGTGGAATCCACTAGAATCTTTATAAATTAAAAAGCTAGCTGGAATTGTAGATGTATTACCAAAGTTTGGTACTAAATAACATAATATGAATTGATTTTCGTCTTCAATGAATGCTGTCGCTAATGTGACATATTCAAAGTCTTCTGACCATTTTTCTGGAAGAACTTCAGAAAATCTACTGATTGGGATCTTATTATCTTCAAGATCATCATCATCAATTTCAAAATGTGTTTTGAATTCTCTACCGGAGAATGGAATATAGCTGATACTAAATAATTTATCTTCACGTTCCATTGCTTCTTTGAGAATATCATTAAATATTTTGATTTGCTTTGGGTCTTTTTCTTCTTCAGATGATTCACCAAAGACATCATCATCACTATAATCGTTGTCTTCATCTTCTTCATCATCGTCTGATGCGTAGATTTGACCACCGGTGGATTGATTGTCTTGTAAATTGGTAACATTTGAAGAAATATATTGTTTGATTTCACGTGTGGTTGTTCCACTATTACGCATATTATCTAAAGCGTCTTCAACATGTTGCAAATCATCATCGAAACAATAATCTAAATCACCTAACAATTCGCATAAGTCATTAACACATTCTTCACTTGTTGTTGAAGAAGATAAAAAGTTATCAATAATTGATTCTAATTCATCAATGTCGTCCTGCTCCCACTTATCCTCAGAAAATATATCTTTGGTACGTGGTTGTGCTGGCGCACTTCTGCTCACGCTTGGCGTTACAGGAGTTGGTTGTGGCGCTGGCGCTGGTTGTTGTTGCGGCATCATACCAGGCATCATTGGGCCAGATGACATTAAATCTTGTAAATCATCTAATGAATCTAATGCTTCTTGTAATTCATCAAATGTTGAGAATGACTCGAGCATTCCATCAATAGTTTCTTTATCGTATCCAAAGGCTTGTAAAATTGGTCTAAGCTGTTCTTTTGTTGTGATGCCTAAAGCTGCAAAATATTGTTTAATATCAATTCCAGATTTAGGTCTCTTATTAGAAGTAGCACCCGAATTATCAGAAATATCAATATCATCAAAATCAGGCATATTCTTAATACCCATACTTATAACCTCCTATTATGGATTTAATGAAAAAAAGAGAGCTCATTTACGAGCTCTCTTTTATGTTTTTATTGTTTTTTAAGTTGCTTTTTGAATTCTTCCAAACCCTTTAGATTCTTTTTTGGAGTTGGAGTAATTTCATCGATAAGACCATATTCTTTAGCTTCATAAGAAGACATCCAATTATCATATTGGGCATCTTTCATGATTTCATCATATGTTTTATTACATTTTGCAGCGATGATACCCATTAAACGTTTATTTAATCTTTCATCGAATGCAACTGCATTTTTCATATCTCTGAATTTACCTTCAGTTCCAGAACTAATTTCATGAATCATAAATTGTGCATTTTCACTGCCATATGCAAAATCACAGGCAGCACAAATTGCTGTACCCATTGATGCACATAAGCCAGTATTGAATGCAACAACTGGATTAGGAATTTCTCTGATCTTATCAACAATTGCTAAACCATCTAAAACTGAACCACCTTGGGTACAGATTTCAAGTTTAATAACTGCAGAAGGATCGTCGTTGGAAAGAACATCTAAAAGAGATGTAACTTCATGTGCAATTTTGTTGTCAATTTGACCATATACTTTAACGACTCTTGATTCAAGAAGCGATTCAGTAACATTCCAAACATGTAATTCGTTTTCCATGTTATTATTCCTTCCTATTTATTGGATTTCGCTTTAGCCGCGATGACTTTCTTAGAGAAAGCCACCTTGACTAAGTGATCGAGATTTCTGGCACCGAGATTTTCGATATCGGCGTCAGTTTTAATCTTTTCAACATCTGCTTTTGTAAATTTAATATTTTCAAAACCAGATAATTCAGCATATTTAGATCTATATCTTTCAATAAGTTGATCAGAGATTTCTGATGTTAATCTATTGAATGTGATAACTTCATCTAATCTGCCAATAAATTCTGGACTAAAGAATTTGTTAATTTCATTAACAGCACTTTGTCCACTAAAGGTTTTACCCATAATACCACCACCGGTATGATTACTCTTACCATAACCGAGATTGGTTGTAAAGATAATGATAGCATTTCTGAAACTAATCTTATTACCACCTTTATCTTTGGCATAACCTTCATCAAGAATATTTAATAAAGCTTTGAAGACTGCTTTGTTTGCCTTTTCGATTTCATCAAATAAGACAACGCAGTTTGGGTTTTGTTTGACTTGAGCTAAGAAGTCAGATGTTTGTTTATATCCAACATAGCCAGCATCTGCACCAAATAATGTAGAAACGCCTGTTTCAGATTGTAAGGAAGAACCTTCAACTGTAACGAGATTTCTTTCAGAACCTGTGAAATGTTTAGCAATGATCTTAGCCATTTCAGTTTTACCAACACCAGTTGGACCGGCGAATAATAAACTACAACGTGGCTTTTCTGGATCGACAACATTGAGTTCGATCATATCTAAATATTTACAAATATTTTCGATTGGCTCATCTTGACCCAATAAGAATGATTTAGCAAATGTTCTTGTATCTTGTGACTTGGTGTCTGAGACATTGATGTCATATTCAAGAGCTATAGCTTCCATCATATCTTTTAAAGTAACTTCTTTATCTTCAGCTTTACAAACTTTAGCATATGCGAATGCAGATTCTAACATAGTTAATGATTTATCTGGATTCGCAGTATGCATGTTATATTGAGTTGATAAAGTATATATCTTTTCAAGAAGTTCTTCTTTCATTTCCTTATCAAAGTAATCACAATCGATTGGGAGAACACCTCTCATAATTTCAATTGTTTGTTCTTTGTTTGGCTCATGAATTAAAACTTTCTTGAAACGTCTAGATGTTGCTTTATCTTTTTCAACATATTCATTGAACTCATCATTGGTTGTTGCACCAATAACCCAAATATCACCACGTGATAAATATGGTTTCATGATGTTTGCACCAGTTGTATCACCGCCAGATTCACTTCCGGATCCACCAGCTTTAACGATTGTGTGGAATTCATCAATGAAGAGAATAACATTTTTTAATTTAGCAACGGCGTCAAGAATGACTTTTAAACGTTGTTCAAATTGTCCTCTAAATTGTGAACCCGCAACAATTGAGTCCATATGTAATTCATAAATGATGGTTCCTCTCAGCATATCTGGGAGATTTTCATCATTATTATTAATTCTATTAGCTAATTCATAAACAATAGATGTTTTTCCTGTACCTGGTTTGCCTACCAAAACTGCGGACTTCTTAGTTCTACCCGCGAGTGCGACTTCTAAACCAAGAATTTCTCTTTCCATACCGACAAGTTTTAAATCAGATCTGGATGCAACATATTTGTTTACATTAGTTAAATATTTTTGCATTTCATCAGTTTCAAGAGATTGAATTTCTTTAACTGTTGTTTTTGCTAATAATTTACGCATATCTGCGTAGAATAAATTGACGTCAAAAGCGGTTGGTGGTAATTGATCTTCACTCACTTGAGCTTCAACTGCAGCATCATACGCTTCTTTCATCTTATCAGAAACTCTACTGAAAACTAAGAATAGTTTATAAGATTTATTTGTAAATAATTGTGCCAATAAATCTTCAGCAGTTTGAACACGACGTTCTGTTTGTGCTTTAACCTTTAAGGCATCAAGAACATTCATAGCATCATCTTCAATTTCAGTTTCAACTGTTCTTGGAAGTTCTTCGCCAACTGGGAAAATGTCGCTATAAGCGTCATTAAAGATTTCACTGTTGATAGAATATTTTCCAAGAATTTCTTTAACCTTTGCTGAGATTTCTTTGAATTCTGGCTTTAACGCAAATAAACGTTGAACACCATCAAAGATACCAGCAGTGTTAATATAGGTTTGCCCTTTCTTTAGAGCGGCATTATTTGCATATTGATATACATTTTTAATGTCATCATTAATTGGACTTTGTTTAGCCATGTATTTCTCCTTTACCAGTTAAGGTCATCTAAATCACCGTGTGATAAACCGTCATCGGTGATGTTTGCTTCATCTGCTGCGGTAACGGCTTCATCGAGTGAGATGTCAGAAATACCGTCAACAATAGCATTGATTTGTCTAATGAGTTCGCTTTCGTCCATCGTCTCATTCATATCTTCTGGAGCATCTTCATCTAATTCTTGGCCAAAGATGTTAAAGATTTTACCACCTGGGCCAACAACTTTTTTATCGAGCTGAGATAAATCAACCAATGAAGAGCTTCTGTGTGTGATTTTATTAATAAACGCGGAAATTTCTTTACTAGAACCGCCTTTAGCAACTTGCTTTGCTTCTCTAGCAATTTCCTCGATTTTTTCAAAAACTTTTGAATAAGCTTCAGTAATTTTATTTACTCCAGCTCCTTCAGCAAAAACATCATCATCAAATGTGTAATCACCAAGATCGCCATATTCCTTACTCATGTGTTTTTACCTCCTATTTCGAAATAGGGGGCGTCCGTTAAAACGCCCCCGGTCATTAATTTTTTAACAGAATTTTTCCATGAAATCTTTGTCACCTTTTAATGACTTAACTTCACCATAAGGATTCTTAAGTGAAAGAGCACTAGCATCTCTCATAATAACCCATAAGTTACGATAAGTACGAGGACGAGGAATTTCATAGTCGCCGTATCCATCTGTAAAGTAGATCATAACGGCGTCTTTAAATTTGTGAGAGTTGATGTATTCAATAACTGGAACGAATGAAGTACCGCCTCTACCAGAAACCTTTGTTTGGATTTCTTTTGTGCTACGTACTTTATATACTTTACCAATTGCAGCATCACACTCAATAACTGTAATCTCGGTTTTATAATCTTTAACGATATTATAAATTTCGTTCATACAGTATGCAATTTCTCTATCTGACATTGAGCCAGATGTATCAATCGCAATAACTAAACGAACAACTTTATTTGAAAGTTGTCCACATAAGTCGAATCTATCTGGTTGTCTACGATTTAATCTTAAACGAGATGGTCTATGACCAGATGGGATAATACCAACATATTTACGCAAAATATCTTTCCAGTTAAGTTCTGGTTTCTTAAATAATTGCTCAATGTGTTGAACCATGCCGGCTGGCAATGTACCACGTTGTTTTTCAGATAATGCGTCGTAAGCTTCCTTAATGACATCTTTAAGTTCTTCTTGAGTATCATTTGGATTAGGCATAGATTCCCATTGGTGGATTTGGTTGCCTTGACCATTACCTGGTGTTGCAACCGCATCACTTTGACCTTGGCCTTGACCGTTATTTTGGTTTTGGCCTTGACCACTTCCATTACCCCGTCCTTGACCTTGGCCTTGACCATTTTTGGGTTTTCTATAACCTTGAGCTACTTTGTAATAGTATTCCAAAGATGCACCACCTTGGACACTCTTAGAACTGTCGATTTCATCTTCTAAATCCGATCTAGTATATGTTTGGTCATTTAACTTGACACGGTTTTTGTTACCATCATACTTGACGTCACGAAGAACCATTTCTGTTGAAGAGACGGATGATCCGATTTCTAAATCTTCATGATTTTTTGGATCATTTTGTCTATTCAATTTTGCATATGTAACTGGGTGCATATAAACGATTTTCATAATTTCGTTAATAGTTGCACCTAGTAATTCGTTTAAAGAATAATCTTTAGCAAAGAATGGGTTATATGTAATCTTAAATGGTTTCTTCTTAACATCAACGTCGATTAAACCACGTTGTGAATAGTTGATACCCATATCGAGTTCAACAAGAATAAGACCATAGAATGCAGCACCGTTATCTTGTAAAAGATATAATTCAACGAAATCTAAGACCTTTGCAAATTCAGTATGTAATGCATCTAAAATTTCTTTAGGAACATTATTTGTTGTTAATTTAACTGGTTCTTTGTTTGGATCTTGAGGTTCATCCTCATCTAAAAATTTATTTAATTTTTGTTGTCCAGTGTGATCTTTGACCCTAGAATAGCCTTTATTAGCATATTCTTCGGCTTGGGTAACAAGAGCTTTACATGCTTGCCAAGTTGCTAAAATATCAACTTTTGCCATCGTGTATTTCTCCTTTACCAACTATTTCTTATCGATGTCGCCGCTATTTGTAATTGTAGAAGTCATCGCAACTTGTGCAACGATGTCAGAAGAGAATGTGCAGCCTAAAGATTTGAATAAGGATTCTTTACAATACTTTTCATACTTAGGATCAATTAATGCAACATTTGTTCCGAATGCTTCTTTAGCAAAAATTAATTGAGTTGCACCGTCTAAGATAGCGAGTAAGCTCTTAACTTGAGAGAGAACATTTGTCCAAACTTTCTTAGCGTTTTCTGCAACCTTTGCATCTTTAGAAGGCATATCATAGAAATACTTAACACTGTTTTTAGCAATGTATTTAATAACATTTCTAATAAGAATACGTCTTGCGATAACTTTCATATTTTGAATCTTATCGAGTAATTTTGGAGCAACTGTCTTATCTTTACCAGTGATAATATCTGCTGGATCGATATAGTTTTCACGGTTACGTAAATTAGATAACATTGTACGACCAGCACGAGCGCCGAGCTTACCAATGATTAATTGTCTAATATCTTCACCGGCTTGAGTGAGTTCTTCACCATCAAAGAAGCCAGAACCGTTGATTAAATCAGCTGAACCATAGATATAGGAACAGATTTCGTGAGAACGTGGAGTTGGTTGTAAGTCTTCAGCTTCATCATCATAACCTTTACCTTTTGTTTGGAAGATTTCTTCAGCTGTAGATAATGCGATAACATAGTCATCATTGATGCCTTTGTTAATAGCGTAATCAATCCATTCTTGGAGATCTGCGTTAACTTTAATCTTTAAGAATCTGTCTAATTGAGCGGCGTCAAGATCGTTTGTAGAATAGACGCTGTCTTGACCGCATGGGTTAATAGCAGAAACAATGAACACCCACCAAGGATATTTATAACCGTTGACTGTTCTTGTAAGAACGATGTTCATTAATTCTTTCATTGTTTGGCTATCTGTTCTGTTCATTTCATCGATGAATAAAACGATAGGCATAACTTCTTTAGATTTAAGTAATTCTAATTTAATGTGTGCTGGAAGTTCTGAACCGAATTCGAAAATATTGTCAGTGCCAGAGATAATACTGGAATAAGTATTCTTTGCAGGAATGACATGTTTACCTTCAGCATCAGTATAAACTGTACTTCCATCTTCTAATAATTTAACACGACCGCCTAAAAAGCCTGCTTTGGCCTTTTCGTGAATAAGTTTTTCTAATTGTTGAATTCTACCGGTTTGATAATATGGAACAAATCGGACTTCTTTGGAACCATCAGCATTTGTTTGTGCGAATGGTAAACCTGTGATTTCACCTTCTTTAAGAGAACCACCTTCAACGGTAAGAGATTCACCGCCGAGGTCTCTTGCAACTTGACGACAGATGGCTGATTTACCTAAGCCGTGTGCGCCGGAAAGAAGTGGTGTGATAGCAATGCCTTCAGGTAACACTAAGTTAATGAGGCAAGCACGTTTTAATAAACGTTCAGTTGTTTTAATTGTACTCATATTTTTCTCCTTTCATAAACTAGTTGTAGTATGAGTGGAGAATTTAAGTGCCTACAAAAGTAGCAGTATAAAAATACCGCTACTTTAACTTAAATTCTCATTATGTCGTTTTAATAATATATAATATATTTAACTTTTCCCGTTTACTTTTTTGGGACAATAACGCAATCGATTCGTCTTCCGTCTAACTTACCTGGAGTTTGAACTGCTCCAAATTCAGACACCTTTTCAATAAAGCGATTCAAAATGTCAAAACCCAACTCTGGGTGGGAGAGCTGTCTGCCTTTAAATGAGATTACTACTTTGATCTTGTTATTATCTTGTAGTTCTTCTCTTGCCTTTTTGGCTTTAACTTCTAGATCATGCTCTGCAATCTGTGGACGTAATTGAATTTCTTTTTCTTCTTGGCGTTGTTGACGTTGTTTCAAATCATTTTCGCGTTGTTTCTTTTTTTGTTCGTATTTAAACTTAGAATAATCCATAAGTTTACATACAATTGGATTTGATTTAGCATTAATACAAACCAAATCAAGTTCAGCTTCACCTGCACGATAGACCGCGGTTTTTATAGGAACGACACCCACTTTTTCACCGTTCTCATCGATCAATAATACAGATTGAGCTCTAATTTGTTCATTTATTAAATAGTCTTGCATAGACTCCTTCCTTGAGTGAAAAATAAAAACAGGAGAAATTTAATTCTCCTATTTTATAATATAAATTCTTTTTGCATCTTCGCTAGCATCTAAACTCTTTAAATAGTTGAATGCTTTAACGAAGTTTTGGAATTTATTATCGTAAATTTTTATATAATTATATGAAGTTTTTTTAATAGCAGCATCTTCGAGTTGTTCATCTTCAATATCTCTTAATCTGTAACCCATATTTGTGCTACTCTTGATATTGATAATTAGATTTAAACTTTGAATATAGAAATCTGGAATGTGGAAACGCTTTTCGCCTTTAGAATTTACATAGTCGATAATCATTGGTGCTGGGGCCATAATATCTGATGGATTTTCCCAGTCATATGTTAGACTTAAAAATTCTAAGAATTGTTTCTCATAACTACCAGTATACGTTGTTTCTTCTCCATTATCCCAAACAAATGTTCCGGAAATACTACGATTTGCTAACATTTTCTTTTGTTGTTCGGGTTCATTGAGAAGTGTATCTTTTCCATATTTTCTAATCATTCTTTGTCTGAATAACTCACGATATAATTCACGTTCTTTTTCATTTGCGAACTTTTCATATCGTTCTGTTGTAATATTGAAAGCTGTTGGTTTACCCCAAATAATTGATTTACCATGGCCTTTCGTTAAAGCATATCTATTTCTAAAATTAAAATAGACTTGAGCTGCTGGAAGTCCTTGTAGGTCAATTTTATGTTCACGCTCCATATGTGCGTATAGAGCAGCTTTATCAATATATTTTCTGTCACAAAATGGACATTTATATAACTTTGTAGATGTTGCCATAACAGTAACCTCCATATAATTAATAATAATTAATTGTTCCCAATGGTATTTAACAAAGATTCTATACCATCAACAATTTCTTTAACACATGTGTGTCTTTCTTCTGTGTGAACACGATAGCTATTACCTGATGAAAAAATATATGTGCCATCTGTTGTAAATGGTTCATTAAAATCAAATTTTAAAATGTAATCACAAACTTTACCGCCTAATGACCAGAAATCTTTAAACGCAGTATTCATGTCGTTAGATGTGCTTAAGATACCACTATAATATGATTTATTTTTTTGTTTCCATTCATCAGATGTGTCACAGTATAAATATGATGATTTAAGTAAATCTAATGTACTTCTGACATCTTCAGCAATTTCTGATTTATAGATATATAACAATGCTAATAGCACATAGATATATTTTGTAAGATATAGTCTTGACGCAAAGTACTGTGCTTCCCAGTTATATGTTTCAACAAGAATCTTTCCGGTTTTTGTGCTGGTTCTATTACCCCAGCCATAAGTACCACTGTGCGTGGTTTGCCATGAAAAACTTAGTTTATTTGTTCTATAACCACCAGTAGATGTGTCTATTGTACCTTTTAATACATCATATTCATTATCCATGAGTTTACTTTTAAAGAAAGATATAAATTTTTTAGCTTTATTTATATCAAACTTTTTAGCTTTTATATCTTTCTGAATAACACGCAACATGTTATTATCTATATATTTTTTGAATAATGCCGTAAGCGTTTCACCCTTAATAATCGTTTCATCTGGAACACCATTCCATGGCGGATTATGCCCAGTTGTAACATCGCTAAATGAAAGGCAATACATTAAATAAAGATGATAATTATTTTTAATTAACTCAATATTTCTGCAGTTATCCAATGAAATTGTTGGAGCGTTATAACGGTGGTTTCCCTCAGTTATAACATCTTGCATAACAAAATATTGCATATTATCTTCAGTTAAATATTTAATATATTGTTTTGTTGGATATGATACTTTGCGATCAACAAATCTTGCATATTCTTGATCATCCTTAATAACATTGTTTGTTTTAGCAACAATATCAAAACCAGCTAAAACTAGATTAGCACCAACCATTGGTCGTTTATCTATTTCTGTTTTGAATGACAAGAAGTATGTAGTAAGTTTATCACGATTATATGAATAACTACTATATTCTGAAATTAGTTCATTAAATACATCAATCATAGCATCATCGGAGATGTCTTCAACTTTTTTTGCATTACGAATTGTATCGTAAACTACTCGTTGGTGATGATCAATATGATATAATAAATAAAGATACATCTTATCAGATAATGAAGAGTTTTCAAGGTCGAGTGTTGTTTTGTTGTCTTCTAATAAATTTTTAAAATATATTGCGGTGCGCTTATTGGCTGAACTACCTAATTGACTGCCAATAAACTTTGCGATAATTTCGTCAAATGTCATCTATTCTCCTTTCAATAGAATCTTTATCAATGGCAAAATATAATGTTGATAATTAAAAGAAATGTCAATTTGATCAATATAAGAATCATCAACTGTTTTCATTTCAAAATTACCAACAACAAATATTCCAGTATCTAATTGTCTATAAGTTTCAATAGGAAGATTCCTATTTAAATAATCACTTCTATATTTCTTAAGATTTAAATATAGTTGTTCTTCACTTATTTTTTCAGACATTGATAAGAATCTGGAAATATCCTTTAAAATAAAATCTTTTTGTAAAGAATAAGCTTCGTCGCTTAAACCCTTTACGTCAATATCTTTTGTGATAGCAGAGAAATATATCTCCTTATTATTCAAACGAATATAAGAAGAATATGTATTCTTCGCTCTAAACAATAAATTTTCACTAACTTGGCCAACAACATTATAACAGTTTACTAAGAATATAGCATCCTTTTTAATAGAAAGAATATTTTCATCTGGGATCGCATTTAAATCGACAAATGCTTGTCTAGCTTTACCAAATCCAATAACCATATTCTTTGCAAGATCTGGAATCTTGGCTTGAAGTTTACCAATTACGATATTCTTCTTTTCTTTTTCCATTCCATCTAATTCTGCTATATATTTTGGACTAAGAAGTTTATTTTCTTTTATTACAGAAAGACCGCCACTGGCCAAGTCATATTCTGTAATAACAACATTCTTTAAATGATCAATGTTTTTATTGGTCCAGTTTGATCTTTCTTGTACGTTCATTGGATTACCATCCTATATTATCAAAATCTTTGATGTTACTTTCTTTACCGTTATCTGTACATAACTTAACGGTAAAAGTATATCTTAAAAATTCATACGTATGAAATTTACCAGCAGTATAATCTCTGGCCATTTCAGTTGAGTATGTGACGTAATAACCATCTTTCTTTAATTCTTCATTTGCTTGTTTTGTTGCCTCTTCAACTTGATCAGCAAATGCATCCGCAAAATGTTTATCACGAATATAGAATGTATATGAATTCGTATTAATTGTCTTTTTTGCAGCTTTAATGATTTCTTTTTTAAGCTTTTTAATATTTTTTTCTAATAAATTCATAAGACCTCCTATTTTGTAATACCTAATTCGTTTTTGGCAAGTTCATCACATAACTCATTAAATGGAGTTTTAACGTGTCCCTTTGTCCATTTGAATAGATAGATTTTCTTTGATGCTTCTATGTCTGATTGGATTCCCTGGATTAACTCGCAATTCAATATTCTTTTCTTATTGCTAGCGATGTATCCGTTCTTTTTCCAATTATAAATCCATTCTCTAAAACATTTTAATGAATACTCACTATCAGAGATAATAACCTGGATATCATTAGAACCCATATTTTCTATGGCCTTTCTAATTCCAGTCAATTCTCCAATATTATTAGTTCCATCATCTATTTTACCTGAAAATGCTTTATAATTGTATGTCTTCCCAGAAAACGCGTCATATAGTGCATCGGCAGTTTCGGCTTCTTCATTCAATTTAACAGTACCATAAGATGCTGCCTTTACCCCCTTGGTTGTTGAAGATCCATCACTGTAAAATATGTCACAGTTGTCGCTGTCGATAACGTTTACTACATCAAAAGTATACCTTGCGGTTGTTTGCGGAATCATAAAATAAATACTAGCATAGTTTTTAATATCTTCATCTGTAAGACCAGTGTGAATAGATGTGTGAGCCATGCAATAATTTATAACTTTATTTACGGTATCCTCATTAAGCGGTGAAGATAGAGCCAATGGGATAGCAACATTATTAAAGACACACATTTTTGTATCTTTATTTTTTATTTTTGCCCCATACGCTATATCTTTAAATACTTCATTTGTAAGTGTGTTCTCAAACATAACATTATCTGGAACATAGAAATTACATAAAATATATTTCATATTATCTCCTTTCAAATTAATAGTATATAAAACATAAAAAAATAGAGATTTCTCTCTATTTTTTATATTCTTCAATTTTCATTTTTAATGTCTTGATTAAAGCATAATCTGGTTCATCTAATGCTAATTGTTCATTAATGAGCTTGGCCATTCTTTTAACCATTGGATCATCACTTTCAACGACATATGTGTATTCGCTTTCAGGATGTCTAATGCCTTTTTTGGCTTCTGCTAAGAATTCAGCATCAAATGGATATTCTTCAAAGAGAGCATCGACTTCTTTGATGATATCTTCGCATGATTCTGCTAAGAGATCTAATGATTCTTCTAAACCTTTATAATCTCTTTCAGCTTCTTGCATTTTATCATCAGCTGGAATGGTTTTGAATCTATGAAGTTCATCTTGTTTATGAGAAAGTTTTGCCCATTTCTTTTTAATTTTGAATGCTTTACGTCTATCACGTCTCTTAATGAATAATTCTTCATAATCTTGAGCGTTATCGTCATCAATACCATATTTCTTGGTCATTTCAGCACGTTTGATAGCGATTTTGCCTTCTTTTTCTTGAGCTTTGTTTAATTTCTTACGAGCTTTTTCTAATTTACGTTTTCTACTACGTTGAGCAAAATCTTCTTCTAATTGCATTTGCTTTTCACGTTGTTCTTTAAACATACGCATATTTTCAGCATATTCTTCATTTGTCATAGGTTTTGTACCTCCAGGAACATTATCTTGTCTAGCAGCATCTGTAACCTTATTGAATTTTTCAATCTTGTCTTCGTGCTGTTTAATTTTTTTATCTTGTTGTTCTTGTTGCTTTTGAGCTTCTTCAGCAGCTTGTTGTTCTTCTTGTGCTTGCTTTTCACGAAGCTTTTCAGCTTGTTCTGCTTTTTCATCTTTGAGTTCTGCGGTTTGCTCTGCTGCAGCTTGTTTCAAGTCAGCGTTATCTTCCTTGAACTCCTCTTTATCTTTTTTTAACTTTTTTTGTTCTTGATCTTTAAGAATCTTCATGTTGTCAATCATTTGTTGATTTGATTCTTGTAAATCATTTTCAAATTCTTCAGCAAGTATGCCCATATCGTAATCTGATAATTCATCTTCAGTTAAGATATCTTGAGATTCAAATAATTTAGCTTTTCTTAAATTATTTGCAGCTGTTTCACGATCAATAACTTCTTTTTTATGTAATTTAATATTAACGTCTCTATTTGGACTATCTGGAAACTTTTTTAATGTTTGATAAGATTTACTGGCTTCTGTTGCCTCTTTATTCTTTTTAGCAGAAAGTGTATGTTGTAATGCTTCTTTTGGATCCATCATACCATCTGCACTTTCTTCAGAGCCTTCAAATAGCACATAATCTTCATTTAACTTTTGTAAAAGTTTTTCACTTAATTGGTCGAATTTATCAATTTTCATATTGGTAAACCTCCTGATTTATAATAATTAATTGTTCCAGATAAAAAAAGAAGGAAGAATTATTTTTCTTCCTTCTTTGCGTTTGCTTTCTTGTTTAATTCTGAAATAGCGTTAACCATTTCTTTAGAATACTTAGTCTTTATTTTTAAGTTATTCTTATCGATTGCTGTGACAATTAATTCTTCAATTACAGTCTCTGCAATGAATGCGATTAATGCTTTATCTGAACCAAAATATTTATCGATTAAATATTTCTTATATGATTCAGCTAATGCATCATAAATATCAGCTGTTGTATTTTCATACAATTCAGTAATATCTTTATCACCAAGGAATGCATTTTCTTCACGCATTTGATCTGCGAGAATTTTTAAATTAAACTCTTTAGCGATATTTAATTTACGAGTAATAGTCAATGATAAGAATCCTAAATCAGATTCCCATTTTGTATAATCATAGACTTTTGGTTCTTCTTTTTTCTTTTTACCAAACATATTTACACTCCTTTAAATAACCGTCATTTGTACATCGATTTGATCTGCTCTAACACCGCAGTCTTTACCTAATTTATTGTAATAAATTTCAATATTATTATTTTTAATAAAATCTGAAGACCGCTTCATATCTTTGAAGAATGCTACAGGAACATCTGTATCTGCATATATCTTAATCTTAAGATTCAAAAATCCCATTCTAATAAATTTGTTTATTACTTGAATGAATGATTTACCACAAGCCGCCGCAATAATAACATTTTTTGCATTTTGATAGAACTTATAATATACACCAATACAGTCGAAAATACCTTCAGTAATTACCAAAGTTATTTCATCTTCAAGCATATTAATCGGTGTACGTATATTATAAATTTTACTCTTATCAATATCATTGGTAAGTGGTGTGTTTGAATATCTTACTTTTTGTTCGCCGGTTATATCTCTACAAATAATATATTTATTATCGCTAGAAACAAAACCAATCGCAGACGAGAATATAAATTTTGATTTAGAAACATCAACGGGAATAGTTTTTAAATATGCTGATGGATCACACACACATTTGAATTTTGAATTCAATGTTTCAAGAGTTTCATTTACACCGAATCTATTATTAAAATATTCTAAAGATTTGGCAGTAACTTCATTCAACTCATCTTTATAATTATATTCTACTTGTTTCTTTTTAACATAGACTGTTGTATTTTCCGAAACAGTTTTATTCGCTTCGGCAATATTTAAAACAACATCATTGTTATAGATTTGCAACTTATTAAGAACTTCTTGATTGAGACGACCAGAATATCCACACTTCTGACAATAAAACTTGAATGGTGGTTTTAAATGAATATAGAAGTGAGCGGATGATTTACTTTTCTTAGAATCACCACATTCTGGGCATCTACAATAAAGCTCGGTATATGCAGTATTATGATAGCATGGATGTACTGTAGATTCGATTACTTGTCGTATTTCGTCTACTAAATACTTGCTGTCATCCATACTACACTAAATAACAGAGGTCGACGATTTCTTCAGCAACATTACCAATCTTTGCTGTAGATTCAAAGACATCGTTACCTTTCTCATCAATAAATGATGAACTATAGATTGTTGAAATCATAGCTTGGATGTTTCTTTCAACATCACATTTGAAATCTTTATATTTAGATTCCATAAGTTCTTTATATCGTTTTGATTCTTCAATCTTAGATTTGATCTTAACACCAGTGATAGCTGTTCTATCACGTTGTTTAATACAATTAGATAATAAAATCTTTGGTAACAAAACGAATTTTTGCTTTTCTAAGAACTTAACACAGCAGAGTAATAATTTGGAATATTCAAAAGCTGAAAGACGTTTGATCGCATCTGTACTCTTAAAATATTTAAAAGTTAACATAGAGACAATTCGTTCTTGAATTGGGTTCATATGAATGAATTGCAATGTTTGTGCGACTTCTTCTTTAGAGACATAAACATCCATATATTCATCGATTTTTTGAACCACGTCTTTAGCGATAACGTTATTAATAATTAAGCTACCTTCATTCTTATGGCCAACTCTTAATTCCATCTTTTCTAATTCAGTCATGTTGTCATCATTACTTTCAAACATACTACCAGAACTTGATCCTGGATTAATTGTTTGATAGTGAGTCTTGAACTTATTGCTGAATAAGAACATGATTTGGTTATTAATAATTGTTGAGAAGAAGTTAACAACGTTGAGTTCTTTTGATAAGATGATCTTTGGGACTGAGTTAGAAAGCAACTTAGAATAGATTTCTAATGCTGAACTTTCTTTACTGATACCAAGTGTTTCTGCTACAGACCAGAATCTCTTTGCGGAGAATGCTGTCTTAATAATACGAGCATAAACCATCTTATATAACTTATTTTGAATATTTTCTGTGTTGTCCTTTGCAATCAATTTAAATAAATGATTGAAAATGGTTTGATTAATTTCATTGAAAACTAGATCTTCGCCGTCATCATCATCGTCTTGGACAACCGAGACTTTTGTTGGGAATTCGGCTTTATTATAGATAAAGAATTGTGAAATTAATGGAATAATAAGTCTGTCTAAATATGCAATCTTAATTAAAGTTTTCGCATATTCGTCAGAAATGATAAGTTGATCATTGACAGCTTTATTCTTTTCTTTCATCTTTTTTGTGTCTTCATCTAACGTTAATTGATACCCGTTATTGACATAATTGCTAATTTCTTTTAATAATGCACCATCTGCAGTTTCTGCGATTTGTGTTATTAAACCTAAGAAAGTATCAACTGACATTGATTCAGCTTTCATAATTAATGATTGAACATGGAGAATACGTAACATACACATTTGCATATTTTCCTTTAATTCACCATTTTCGTCTAAAAAGATATTTTCATATGTTTCTTTAATTAAGTCATTAATCATTTTGAAGTTACGTTTTGCGCTTAAATCAAATTGATTGTAGACTTTGAACTTCTCTTTTTCAAATAATTCGTCGAATTTGATAATAAATTTAGCCCCATCTTCTGACGAATCAAAGATTTTGTTCACTTCTTTAATTTCTTCCATAATATCTTTCTCTCCTTTCTCTTTAAAAAAACACGTTACAGCTAAAATGTCCAGAGTCTCCGTTCCTTAATTGAGCCGCGGTGTCAAGGTATATTACGTTATTTGACCTATCAAAATAGACATCCGCTTTAACTGTACAATTAGGGTTTGGGAAAGATGTTGTTTCCCAGTTATAGACATCTGTGAGATAAGCATCCCAGTGTTTATTTGGTAAAGATAACAGTTGAATACATTTGCTAATCATAACAAAATCTTCTTCACTGTCATCTATTTTAAATCGATATATCATAAAATTATCCTCCTGATATTTTCAAGATAATAATATATAAAAATAGTATCGATTGTTATTTAATTCATTGTTAACGCCACTATTTTAAAAAATAAAAAAAGCACAAGTTGTGCCTTGTGCTTTACATTTTGGAGAAAACGTATTTGTTTTGTAATGATTTGACTTCTTCAGCTGAGAAGTCACCGACACCTAAAAACTCTTCTGTTTCCTTTTCAAAGACCGCATAAAGTGTAGTTTCTTTCTTCGTTACTTCCACTTTAGCCTCTCTGACACGTTTGATTGTCCCGAACATATGTTTGTTTTCCTCCTCGTTATTATAATATTAACTATATGTTTTTACATACATAGTTATAATATATAATATAATTGCAAATTAGTATTTTCTTATTGTCGATCTAATAGGTTTCTTCACCTTAGCGTACATCGACTTAGTTGCTTTTCTTGCAGTTATTTTTGAACGAGGGGCACGTCTGATAATTGTGCCAACATAAGATGGTGTGTTTGCCTTTTTAAATTGTTCGTAATGCTTGGCCTCAGCCTGCATGTCATTACGTTCTTTTGTGGTAACTTTTTTACGATTTGTGTTTCGTTTAAGTGCATCTAATTTCTTTGCGTGTTGATATACCGCGACCAGTGTTCCGGTATCCGCACATCTTGCTTGAATTTCAGATTGAGTTAATAGATTCCAACGTTGTTTATATTTATCAATATATGCGTCTGTCAAACATCCACCAACTGTCAAATACTTTAATGCTTGATATAAGATCTTATCAAAGCCTCGAGCTTCAATTGGGTTTCTTACTTCAGGTCTTACAGTTAAACATTCTGGTGGCATTTTTACTTTAATGAAATCAGGAATCAATCCTTGTTGATTAAACACATATGCATACGTATAAATGAAACTAGGGCTGTTTGTATAGAATTTAGCATCTCTATTTTCGAGAGATTTGGATGAGTCATATTTGATTTCAATGACACAGTCCCATCTAATTTTGTTCAAATAGAATGTTTCTGATGGGATTGATACATAATAAACAATATCATGTGTCTTATCATCTACATATGGAACTGCGTAAAATTCTCTTCTAAACTTACGTAAATTCTTAATAAAAATAACATCTAATTGAGCTTTTACTCTGGCTCTACTTGCAAAAAATGCGGAGTGTTTTCCAGTTGGGTTTTGTATCATCTGGGATATTGACATGTGTTCCGTATTATGTTGAATCATATCTGCCACTCCTTTCAAAAAAAATATATAATTAATTGTTGAGATTGCTTTTTATAAAAAAAGACCTCTTATAGAGGTCTAATTACTTCTTGATGTAATACAAGGATGCAATCGATATCCCAATATGGGAAACATGATTGACAAATCTCATCTTTATAATCGATTACATCATAATCTTGTGCGATACGTTCATAATCTAAAACATATTTATTGAAAATAGATTCTTCTTTTTTACGATTCATTCTTTTATCAACAAGAGCATATTTTCTCAATACATCAGCACAATCTTTATCTGTGCGAAGCTTTAATACTCTGGCATTATCACTAAGAGTGAATGTAAAAGAATTAGATCTATTATATCTATGTCTTCTATAACCGTTATCGATACAAAATCCCTGCCAATCATCAGTAAGGATGTCGGCCGCCCATAAGCCACCTTCTGGTTTGTTTATCCAGAAATTGTCCTTACGGTTTTTTATTTTATCGAATTTTTTTGGATCATAGTATTTATGACCATATGAGATATATGTTGTACCCATATTTATTCTCCTTTACACATAATTATAATATATAAACAAAAATAAGAGAAGACCACTTCTCTTATTTTGCATTTCTTAAAACGTTTGCTCTAATTGTATTTTCAACTAATGCTAATCTTGTTAATAGGCCAACACCACCTGGAACTGGGCTTTGGAAGGCTACATTTAATCCTGGCATACAATCACCACAGAGTTTACCTTCTTCATTTTTATTAATTCCAACATCGATTATGATGGCTGATTTTTTATATGAATACTTATCTGTAAGTAAGCCACGATGACCAGTTGCGCATACAATTATGTCAGCGCTTTCTAACAAATTCTTAAAATCATGTTCAGATGTTTTTGAGTGCATTTGTGTCACTGTGCAATTTCTCTTTAATAATTCAGTATACATTGGTTTTCCAACGATATCACTACGACCGATAATTACAGCATGTTTACCTTGGAATTTGAAGTTTTGTTCTTCCAAGAAATCAACGATGCCTTTTGGCGTACATGGGACGAAATCGGACAATGGATGGAAACCATCAACATCCTTTTCAGGTGTAACCGCTAGTTTAACCTTCTCTTTCGAAATATGGTCTGGAAGTGGTAGCTGAACAATGATACCATCAATTCCATGCTTTTTATTTAGTTTTTCGATAAGATTAAGTACCTTTTTTTCAGAAACCTTTTCAGAAAGCCTATATAATACAGGAGTTATTCCAATTTCTTTACAGTCTTTGATCTTACCACCAACGTATGCGTTTGATGCTGGATTATCACCTACTTGGATGATTGCTAGAGTAACATCAACATCGTATTTATGATTAAATTCTAAGATATAGTTATGTAGTTCTTTTTTGCGGCGTGCAACATAATCTTTAATATTTTCCATTTTATTATCTTCCTTTCATATCAGGTATACATAATAAATTGTTGAGCCATTTTTAATAAAAAAAGACTGGATATAGAGTCCAGTCAATTTTTAATTATTTACGTTCAAAAGTTTTATCTGCACTGAAATTTGGTTTAAATAATGGTTGACCGTCTTCTCCTAAGACAGGATTGCCGGCCGCGTCAGAAAGAGGAACAGCATTGCCTTTAGAATCTTTCACTCTTGGAGCTAATTGACTTAAAGAATCAATGAGTTGTTCGACTGTCTTAGCCAAGCTTGGTGTCTTAGCTGCTTTTGTTAACCATTCGTTATCCCATGTGACTGTCCAGTGTGCAGATCTAAAGTTGAATGTAAATGGGAAGTACTTATTTCCCTCAATTTTGAATGCGTATTTCTTTTGGAATGCTCTAGCGATTTCAGATGCTTTAACATAATTTGCACGTTCCGCATCGGATAAGCCGGCTACGTATTCTTTTTGTTTTTCTGCGCGTTGTGCTTCACGCATACTTGGTAACTCGTCGTACATGTCAAGTAATTCCTTTGGAAGTACAATGCCACCACCTCTACGGGCTTTAGGGTCTGTAGAGTATACGCGAGGTTTGTTGGAAACATGTTTCTTTTCCATATGTTATCCTCCTTTAACACTATTATAATATATAAAATAAAAGAAGACCAAGTCCTAATTGACTTGGTCTGTAACATTGTAGTTAATTGTAATAATTTGATTACTTGTTGCCAATAATCCCATTAATGAAATACAGGATCTCATAATTTGAACATCGGTGTCAACACTGTTAATAACGCTGGTTGAGCCGAAGTCTTCGTATTCATGTGTTTTGAGATTATAGAACTTATTTTCAGATAAAATTGTTTTAAGAATATCTTCAATTTGATCATCTGTAAGAATATATGAATTATCCAAAACAGATCTATATGATTCTAAGAAACTATCTTTTAATAAGTTAATAAAGTATTCAAAGAATTTTTCATCTTGGTTAAGATAGCTGAACTTTTCTTTTAGCATCATTGCTAATTCAGTATGATCTTTAGACAAGATTTTTGGAATCATGATATTACCACCAACGATATAACCGTTGTTGATTGCTGATTTACTAGCAAAGATGGCGTCTTCTAATAATCTTTCTCTTGAACGTCTTTCTTCGTAAGTTTTACCACCAACATGTAAGATAGCAGTAAGATTTTCTAAGTTTGACTTACGAACTTTATACATAAACATTAAGTTTGTTTCTTCAGTTGTTAATGCTGATTTTTTGTTCAATTCTTCTAAGTCATTTGTAAGCTTAGCAACGAAATCAGCCTTTCTCTTTAATGCATCAGTGCTTAATAGTTCATCATCACAGATGATTTCAGTAGAAGATTTTGTAATCGTACCTTTAAGAGCTTGGCCAATGAATTTATATTTATCTTCTTTTTGATATGCTGGGTCTAATCTACCAACTAAATCACTAAGAGTATATAAATTTTTGTTGAAAATTTCACATCCACAGAGTAATGCTAAATCTTTTAAATTGTTAATGCTAATTTCAGTAACTTGATCAATATCCACAACTGTGAAGAATAATTCAGGTTTACCAATCTTATAGATTTCTCTAACATTTTTAAAGAAGTTTTTAGCTTCGTCTGTAATAAAGTTTGCAACGATAATTAATTCACGTTTATCACGTCCACATAATTGAGCAATTAATGGACGATAGACGGCATCACAATCGTCGGCTGTTATATTACTATTTGTAATAAACACATATGGCTTATTGTGAATGATACGATTTCCATCATATCTTTCACCGAATGTTGGATCAACGTAACCACGTTTCCAACTAATACCCTTTTTATAATCAACGACATCTGTTTCATATTTTTCAGAAACATCTGTTGTGATAAATCCATATTTACCAATTTTATAATAGATATCATGGATTAATTTACCAACTTCTTCATCATTATTCATTGCGATACTAGCAATTCTAATTAATTCGTGAAGATCTGGTGAGAGTGGGATTGCACTCTTCTTTAATTTCTTTTCAAGATATTCGGAAAGAACGTTAAGAATACTGACAATTACCTTTGGTGAGGTATATTTAAAATATTCTCTATTTTCTTCAGCGGTGAATTCTTGATATAATGCGTTTGCAACAATAATTGCAGATGTAGAGCCATCACCAACTGCAAGAACTTGTTCTCTAGAAATGTTTTTAACTAAATCTAAAACAGTTTTAGCAATTTCATCTTGGAATGACATTCTTGAAATAACATCAAGACCGTCTTTTGTAACAAGGTGTTGGCGTTCAGCATCTTGGAGAATTGTGGTAGAACCATCAGGACCAAGCGTACTGGATAATGCTTTTGCAATAATTTGTAATGTTGCTCTTATTTTGTTTTTGGAAATGCTTTCATCAACGATGTTTGTGAGAAGAATACCTTTGATATTATTCTCTTTACAAATTTCGAGATTGGTCATTTCTCTTAATCTTTTTTTGTTCTCCATTTTCACAGTTCTCCTATTATTTTAAAGTTATTGTTAATGTGTCGTTTTCATATGTAACGTCGCAACTGATCTCATTTGTGCAACTATCTTCTAATTTTTGAAGTTTTTCTTCATCGAGAAACAATGGTGATTGTACTCTAAATACTCTTAATTCATTTTCCTCAGTGGAGCTAAGCATTCCAATTTTTTCTACAATATATTTACCTTTATATGACGGTAAAAAATGTAAATCATCAATCGAAAAGTATTCTTCAATTACACTTACTACTTTATAAATGTTATCCAAATAATTTAGAGCATCCAAATAGTTTTCGGTATTTATTTCCTCATCATCAGAAATGTTTGTGATTTCTTTTAATGCTTTCTTTATCATTTGACTTTCTTTCCTTTCTTAGCAAGAGTGGAAGGATCGGTCAATTTAACATTTTGTTGTCCGGGTACCGCCGGTGTCTTATTAATCTTTTCCATTTCTCTAGCTTGAGCTCTATTGATTTCAAGCTTAGCGTCACGGAGTTGATTTAGTAATGAAATATCAGTGTTTAATATTTCAGACAAAGTGACTTTACCATCGAATAAATCAAGAAGGGTTACAATTTCTTGTGCCTTTTCTTTCTTTAAACGTATATAGGTTTCTGCGTTAAATTTAGCCTTCTTCCTTGCAGCTTCTTTTACTTTATCACTAGCGTCCTTACTTACGAAAGTTGCTTCTCGGAAATTTGAAAAAAAAGTAGTTGCTCCATATCTAATGGAATCTTTGAGATCTTTTTCTTACAGTGAACACATTTTTCGTTTTCGACATAATAGGAAATACGTTTTGCATCTAATAATTCATTAATAACTTCACGAAGTACCGCGAAATCATCAACGCTAAGAATATCTAATAATTGATAGACATCTTTCTTACTTTCGATAAATGAATATTTACCGCTTTCAGCGTTTGGAATAGCAACACTTAAAGTTGCTAACAATACGTTAACAGCATCTGTAGATTTTGCTGCTAATTCTTCATCTGAGAATGTACGTAATGTTTCAAGAGTCTTATATAATGATGGTAAAGAAATTGTGAAAATAATCTTACTATCTGGTAATCTAACACTCTTTTTGTTTTCTTTCGTGTCTGATACTGAAGAGAATTCTTTGATCTTTTCAACTGTTGTTGCTTCGGTTCTAATTTTATTTGATAATTCTAACATTCCTTTAGTGTCATCGGCTCTAACTAAACGTTTATTATCAACGATCATTGTATTGATTTCTCCACAGAATGGACATTCATATCTAATTACTGACTTTTCTTGGAATGTGGCGCAATATAAACCATAGAATAATGTTTCAACATCTCCTAATGATGTGGCCTTTAACCATTCATCAAAAGATGGGTGCCATTTATCCGCAGAATATTCAGTGATTTTTGAATACATGATTTTATAGATTTCTTTTTTATTATCATAGTTTGATAATGTTGAGTTTGTAATAGTAACAATATCTTTATAATAAAGTGCTGATACTTTTGCTGTGTAACCGCTTTGTGAACATGTTACTAATACTGATGGTTTTGAACTGAAGATTGATTTCAATGCTTGTTGTTGCTTAAGAACATCGCTTGGTTCGGTTGGAAGCGTTTCTAGATCAACATATTCAATTTTTTTATGTAGATTGTCTTTTCTTCGTTTTCCATCTGATAATAATTCAGATACTTCATCAAATTGACGTTGAGCAATTTCTTCTTCAGACAATTCAGTTTCTTCGGTTACGACTGGTTCTTTTTCTTCCATTTTCTTGTCCTCTTTTCATTAAATTGTTTCATTGAATACACTTACGACTTCATGATCTTGGATGACTACGAAATTAGTTTCAAGTTGTTCTCCATTGTCCATGGCCGAAATGTATATACCTATAGCATTTTCATTATCTTCAACTTTTCCAACAATAACATTGAGAGCACTTATTGTTGGGATATAGGTGTTAATTTGTTGAAGTAGCTCGGTTTTGATTGTAGATAGAGTATGTTCATCAAGTAGTGCGAATTGGTATTTACCGATATCTAACCCTAAATTTGGTGTAAATGGGTAATTACCCGGTCTACTTAATATGATATTTTTAATTGCCAATATTACGGCATTTGTGCCGGAATATTCTTCACATCTTCCATATGCAGATGTATTAAATGAAAAATCTCTATACTCCATATACACTACCTCTCAATTTATATAATAAATTGTTAAAAAGCATTATTTTATTTAAAATAATAGATATAAATGAACAAGAAAATTCACAACATATACCCCGGAACAATTAATTATTATTGATAATGGAGGTGTGTTCTTATGTTAGTAGCTCCTACAAATATTGAAACAAACAAATTGGTTAAAAAAAGAACATTTAACTTTGATACAGCTAATCGTATGTATGGTAATTTAGTCTTTGTTATGACAGATAATTACGACGATTATGGCGAAGTTGTAAATGCGAAATTATTTAAGCCTCAACAACTCTATTCTGCATTTACTCCAAGAAAAGTTAAACCAATGAATAGAATTTTCGTCACATTCTTCCAAAGAGATGTTTATCAAGTAATAAGAGAAAAAACAAATAGCTTTATCAAAATTGGTAAGGCCATGCCATCGTCATACGTTGGTAGAAACCTTCTCTACGATGTCATCCCAGAATGGACAGAAACAAGTAAATTACTTTACTCAATTAAGAAAAGTGAACCAGCAAGACATATCTTCTTGCAATCATATATTCAATCATTGATTAGTGAAAAAGTTGATGAATTAGGATACGAAAAAACATATGTTATTTTCCCAATGACTAAATACATTCCAGATTTACGTCAAGCAATGCAAATCCCATCTTCAGACAATCACTCACCATTAATTGAATTCTTAAAGTGCTTACGTCATGGTACATATGATAAAGAAAAATGGGCCAGAGTTGATAGAATTTTCTTCTACAACCCAGCAGCTCAAGCAATGGTTGTTATGGATCCAAAAGATCCTACAATCGTTGATAATTTTTTAGTATACTTTGAAAAGATTAACCGTCTTAATAGATTCAATGGCAAATTAGATAATCTTGACGACGATGAAGTTGAAGATGAAGTTCCAGAAACAGAAGTCTCAACTGAAGACAAGATTGAAAATACTAAAGAAAAGATTAAGAAAGTTGTTCTTGACAACGTTTCTAAAAAGTTAAAAGCAAACTTAACAGACTATGACGATGCCACAATGGAAGAAAAGAGCATTATCACATCAATCGATAAGAAAATTGATTCATATCTTTCTAAAGATGAAAATATCAAAAAGCCATTCAATGACTTAGTTACCGAAGTTGAGAAAGATAATGAAATTACTTCCAAGGCAGTCAACTATGTTGAATCTAAAAAGATTGCCCAAAAGCAATTAATTCAATTACAAAAGAATTTAGATAAAGAAACAGAAGTTATCGATTCTATTGACAATCTTGCGACAGAAACAGATAAGATTATTGAACCTGAATTCATTAAAGCTAAATTACCAGATATCGTTAATAAAAAAGTACAACAATCTTCATTAACAGCTATCGATAGAAAGTACAATGAAATCCAAGCAAAACAAGACTTAGTTGCATGTATTAGTGCATTCTCTGATCAAGATTATTTACCATTAACATTAGCTGAATGGAAAATGGTTGATAGCTCTGATGACTTTACATTAAAAGATACATTATTCGTTAAATATAAGACCGTTGAAAATAAAACATTATCATTCAAGATTGATATTCCTAGAATTTTCGATGGTCACTATATCAAGATTAAAGGTAATACATATATCGTTCAAAAACAATTATGTCGTTTACCTATCGTCAAGATTAATACAGACTACGTTGATATTACCACAAACTTTAATAAAATTGCTTGTAGAAGAACAAATGGTAAAGTTTCAAGAAGAAATGCTTACCTCAAGAAAATTCTTCAAGAGCACAAGTTAAATCCAGCATTCAATATTGAATATGGTTATAATATTGAATTGAATTCAGCGTATGATAATGATTTTGAATTTGAAGAACTATCAAGCTTCCTTTCAAAGATTTCAACTTCTAAATATGAAATTAATACCAACAGAAATGAAGTAGAAAAAGAATTTGAAACATTGCCATATCCAGAAGACTTTACTATTGAAAAAGGAATGACTCCGGTTGGATTTGAAAATACAACAAGAGATGAAAGAAGCCTAATCTATATTAGAGACTCAGTACTCTATGTTGCAAGAAATGCAACTGTTGGCACTGGCGTCAATATTATTAAATTAGCCGACAATTTATATGAATTTATTGTCAGAGATATCTTACATGATAATCCTGATAAGAACATTGATTCATATAAATCATTCATTTACTCAACATGTAAATTCCTTGCCGTTGTTTATCCAATCTTTGTATTCTGCGGCCTCTGTGAAGGTATTAGTAGAACTATGAAGAAAGCTAAGATTAAATACAAAGTTATGGAAAACAGACAACCACATTCAAGCAATTGGGTTGAGGTCAGATTTAAGAATAAATGGTTATACTATGAAGATACATTAGAAAACACATTATTATTAAATATTCTCAGCAAAATGCATACAGAATTGTGGGATTATGAAGATTTTAATACAGATGCACCATATGTTGACTACTGCGTTAACGTATTAGGACAACCAATTTACGTTAAACAAACAGTTCGTATTAATATTTCTAAGTTAATCGATCCAATGACACGTGATGTATTAAATTATTTAAAACTTCCTACAGATCCATTTGAATTATTGATCTTGGCAAATAAGATGCTTACGCGTAATAGTTATATTCCAAAGAACGATCTTTGCAACTATCGTGTTAGAGGTAATGAAATTATCTATGGTATTCTCTATGATATCATTGCTTCAGCATATTATAAATATCAAAACGCCAAATTGAATGGTTCTAACAAAGAAACACTCAAGATTGGCCAAAACGAATTACTTGCGACGTTAATCAAACAACAAAACATTAATATTGCTAGTAATTTGAACCCAGTATTAGAAATTGAAGCAAGTTCTTCATGCTCTATGAAGGGTCATAAAGGTGTTAACTTAAGAGACGCTTATACTGCAGAATTAAGAAGTTATGATAAATCAATGAACGGTATTCTTTCTGCTAACTCAACACCATTCTCTGGTGCTGTTGGTATTCAAAGATCTCTTACAGTAAACCCAAAAATAAGCCATGTAAGAGGCTTTATTCCTACAATTGACCAAGATACTCTCGATGCTACAAATCGTCTCTCTGCGTCAGAATTATTGAGCTTTAGAACAGCCGCTAGCTCAGATGCTCCTCGTGCAGCTATGCAGGTCGGACAAGCAAAACACGGTGTTCCAGTTCACGTATCTCATAAACAATTAATTGGCTCTGGCTATGATAGAGCATTACCATTTATGATTTCCGATACATTCTGCTTTAAAGCAAAGAAAGATGGCAAAGTAGAAGAAATTGACAATAAAGAAAAGATAGCAATTTTACATTATAATGATAACACATATGACGCGATTGATCTTAAAGAAGGCTTATCAAAGAACTCAAATTCTGGCTTCTACATCAATCAAACATACGAAATGAAATATAGTGTTAATGAAGAATTCCATGCGGGTGATGTTATTGCTTATAACCCAGCATTCTTTGCCGGTAAGGGCAATGATGTTGCATATACACAAGGAACTCTTGCAAAGTGTGCTATTACTGCTGGTGACTTCGTATTTGAAGATAGTACATATATTAGCGAACGTCTAAGTCAAAAGTGTGCATCCGATATTACAATGTCTAAATCAGTTGCTCTTGGTCCAAATACAATTATTCATAAGATTGTTAATGTTGGTGATCATGTTGACGTTAATGATGAATTATTAAACTTCACAACATCATTTGATGACCCAACAACAACTGAATTCTTACAAGACTTAATTGATACCGTAGGTAATAAGAATGCGGATGATATTGGTAATGAAAAAATCTTATCAAAATATTCCGGTCGTATTGCCGATATCGATATCTATTATAACGTTCCATTCGAAACATTAAGTCCTACATTACAAAAATTAATCACAGAATACAACAAAGGTATTGAATCTCGTAAGAGAATGCTTGTTTCTAAAGGTATTCACACGGCTTCAATTAAATTGAAAGCTATTGGACAACAAAAAGAAAGTAAGATCAACGGTACCGAATTTAACGGTGTTTTGATTATTTTCTATGTAACTCATGTAGATCCATTATCAGTTGGAGATAAGGTTACATATTCAGTAGCGCTAAAGGGTATTGTTACAAAGGTTGCGAGTGCAGAAGAAGCACCACGAAGCGAATTTAGAAAAAATGAGATAATCGATGGTTGCTCAGCCGCATCCGGTGTTCCATCTCGTATGACGATGGATGTCTTCAGCCAATTGTATGGTAACAAATTGCTCATAGAACTCGGTAGATGGATCCACGAAGAATGGAAAAAATAAAAGACAGAGATTAATTCTCTGTCTTTTTATATGTCCATGTATCTTGGCCACAATCATATACTTCAACAAATCCATGTTCTAACATTATTTTTTCATTATTTGTTCCCTTACCATAATTTGTTTTCAAGATTTTATCTGCGCCAAGTTTGCGTAATAAATTATCAGTGACATGCTGTTTTGTTTTAATACAATACCAATGTTTTGAAACACCTTTTAATCGGCAATGCTCAAATCCAAGAGACTTATATACAGCTCCATTAAATTTTGATAGGTCGCAATAACTAATAATGGAATTTGGATTATATGTATCTAAAAAATATTTAAATAACTTTTGCGCACCACCAGTAACTTCACATGAGCTACAATAACGAATTAGCTCGTATTCATATCTATTATTATATCTTGGCTTTCCAAATGTCATAATAGATATTAGTTCATTATCTAAATATAAACCAATATGTATTTTAGCTAATGCGTAAAATTGTAAATGATTTTTATTAATAAAGTCAATAGCATCGGCCTTATCAACTTCTTTAATTTTACATTTTCGTGCCATTATTTTTTTAGTTGGTTTCAATAAGTTAATAACAGCACCCACATTATCCCAATCAAATATATGAATACATCTGTATCCATTAGCATTAGCAATATCTGATTTATTTTTATGATATAATTTATCCAATCCAGCATGATTATCTGTAAATGGACTCCAAGTTGAATTGTGTGTAGATGTTGGATCTATTTCGATTAATATATTATCTACTTTAAAATCATATGATTTTCCATTTAAAACAAATTCTCTAGTATATTGAATTTTATTGTTATCTAAAAGTTTTGCAAAATCTAAATTAGGCTTAGTATTTGATGATTTGGCGCCAATTGCACTATAACATGCTTTCAACTGGCATGCCCAATCTAGACCATATTTTTCCTGCATAGTTTTATGTGTTGATTCAACATATTTTTTCTTTATTTCTTCATTCTGTGCTGGATTTTTAACGCCATATCGTTCATAATTGGTTTGCGCTGCTTTATCGCGTATCTGTTTGGATTTCATCGGATTATCCACACCATATGCTTTCAATAATGATTCTTTTTGCTTTTTAACATATTCTGGATTATCCATTATTGATCTATATCCTGTTCGTTTATAGAGCGTATTGGCTTTGGATTCATTTATTTTATCTTTATCTTTTCTAATTTCATATATCTCAACTAGTCGCATTATTTGTTGCCTATGAGTTTTATATTGTTTTCCAATTTCTTCGGCTGTCATATTTTGTTTAATATATAAATCGTATAATGTATCTTTATCTAATTTCTTTAATTCAACCGATTGCTTGTGGAAGCCGTATTCTGAAATCCTATTTGTGATTGCTTTTCTTCCACAGTTATAAATTTTCATCAATTCTCTAACGGGAATGTTTTGTTTTATATATTTATCATATAAATCATTTTTATCTATTTCTTTTCTCATATTTCACCTCACAATATGTTATTTTATATCTATAATTTATTGTTCTATATTCTTTAAAATAAAATCCATTTTCAACAATTCATTATTAGAAAGGAGCGTGTCTTATGATTTATGATGTAAATACAAAAAACCGTTCATTCCTTGAAATGTCATATAAATTGTATGAAAATGATATCAAAAATAATAAATTCATGCTCGCTTTATATGATGAGGATCTAGTTGGTGTAGATCCAACCGATCCTAATTTAACTGCAACAATGAAAGCAAAAATCTATGCAGAAATCTGCCAGAATTTCTGGTATTTTATTAGAGAAGTTGCAATGGTCCCACAAGAAGGTACCTCTGGTGGTATTAACTTCCAATTAAATGTTGGAAATATGGCCGCTGCATATTGTTGCACACACAATATAAATCACTTATTAGTTCTTCCTCGTCAGGTTGGTAAAACCGTCGTTGAAGTTATGTTTAGTTTATGGGTTTATGCTTTCGCTGGTAGCTATATCAGTGAAACATATTTACATAAATCTCAAAGTGGTTCTATTGATAACTTAGCTCGTTTTAAGAAATATAAAGAATTACTACCACTATGGCTAATTGATCTTATTTCTGATAAACAAGACAAAGATAATCTTGAAGAAAAGTATTCTGAGAAAAGAAAAAACAGAATTCAAGGTCTTTCTTCTGCTGCTAGTGACTCCGCTGCTGATAAGCTCGGCCGTGGTAGCTCAACCGCATTAGTTTACCTTGACGAGTTTGCCTTCTTAGAAAGAAATAGAATCGTTATGAACGCATTAGTCCCAGCTTGGTCAACATCTGCTGAAGTTGCTAAGCAAAATAATGCTCCGTATGGTATTAGAATTACAACAACTCCAAACACACTATCTTTAGATCAAGCTCAATATTGTCATGATAACTTCCTCACACCGTCATGTAAATTCACATTCAGCATCTATGATGTTCCAGAAAATGAATTACATGAATATGTTGGAAAGAATTCTAGTAACGACTTCGTTTTCATCCAATATTCATGGAAAGAATGCGGTAAGACGGAAGATTGGTTTAGAAAACAATGCCGTCTTATTAATGATGAACTTATCATTAAAAGAGAATTACTCTGTATCTGGCCTGAATCAAGTGAAGGTAACGTCTTTACTGAAAAGCAATTAGATACTATTAAATACTTTGTTAAGCCAATTGTCGCTACTATTACAATAAATGGTTATGCGGTTAATTTCTATGAAAAACCAGAATTATTAACAAACTATATTATGAGTTGCGACGTTGCCGGCGGTCTTACACTTGACCGTTCCGTCATTACATTTATTCACCCTGGAGATTTCCACGTTGTTGGATTATTCAAGAACGAAAGAATCGACACAGAAGAATTCAAACAGCTCATTCGTGCCTTAGCTACCGAATATTTCATACATGCTATAATTAATATAGAAAACAACTCGTATGGTAAAAATATTATCGATGCGTTAATGAAAGATCCGGTTCTTGAACCAAGAATGTATAGGGAGACAATGGAAAGACAAGCAGAAAAGACACTTAATAATGGTGTTGCTGTAAAACAAAAAACTAAGAAAGTAGTATATGGTGTAAACACTAATGGTACTACTAGAAAGTTAATGTATGAAATGCTCCCAACAATCGTTGATGAAGAACCAGAAGTCTTCGTATCGGATGATTTTTATGATGAAGTCAAAAACCTTGTTAGAAATAAAAAAGGTAAAGTTGAAGCGCGTGTTGGATGTCACGACGATATTGTCATGTCATATTTAATTACACGCTATGCCTTAGTTTATGGTAAATGTTTCAGTGAACGTTTCCATATCGCATCTATCGCTACGCCAAACAATGTTAAAAATGGCGGATATACTGAAACAGCACTCTTACGTGATTTCAGTAATTTAATTGATAATGCAAATGCGTATGACTATACTGACAATTCAATAAATGCCGATAACATTATTGCAATGGTTCTTGATATGAAACGAAAAGATATCAAGTATACCGGGCAGCAAGAAGAAAAACCAACGGATATGTATGATTTAATTTATAAATTAAATGATATAGAATAAAAAAAGAGAAGATTATTCTTCTCTTTTTGTTTTGAGGAGCGTAGAGTGTAAAGTGTTGTTGTTTGTGTAATCAATGTATAAAGTTAAAGTAAATGTATAAGTGTTCATGTGTTTTGTTAGCAATTATTTAAATTCGTCTTTTACCTTTTCGTACTAAGAAACCGGTTTTAATATTGAGAATGCCGTTAAAAATTGAACGTCTTTCTCTTATAATTGGGCTTCTTTTTTCTTTATTAAATAATGCCATAGAACGAACTTCCTCCTTCCTGATATTTTCTTCTATGCACATTAATAATATATAATAACGACAAGAAAAAAGACAAAAAAGAAGTAAGTTACCTTACTTCTTAGTTTTTTGGAATGTAGTCTGGATCTAAATCTTGATGATATTCAGGATTAATGATACCATTTGATAATGATGCTGTTTTGGCATACCATTGATTTACTACAGGTTTTTCTGTAATATCGGTGCTACCAAGTCCACCAGCAACATTTAATTTTTGGAATAATTCTTCCGCTTTGTTTAATGCAAATTCTGGAAGTAATTTATGAACTAAAATAAATTCAACAATGTTTTCAGATTTTTCATTCTTGGTTTCGATCGCTAATTCAACATCTTGTATTTTTTCAAGATCGATTGTTTTTCTAACCATTAAATCTCTAATATATGGGCATGCTGCGTATTTTTCACATAATGCTTTATAAATTGAGATGTATAAAAGAATGCAATCATTGAAGCTGACTTCACAATCGTGACGTTCAACGATAAAATCATTTAACATCTTTGTTGCAAATGTTGTGAAGTTTTCAGATGTCTTTAAGATGAAATCAATATCATCTACGGTAAGAATATTTAAAAGAACATTCTTGTCTAAAACTAATGTTGAGAATAATTCACCGTTAACTGATTCTGGTACGACCATACCAATATATGATGAATTAGTTGTTCCAGCAGTTGTACCAACGTCTAACTCAACAGTAAGGCGTGACAATGGTGATAATGCTCTTCCAATTTCCATTTTGAATGAATGATCTGAAATCTTTTCAGTTCTATAGAAATCAATAATATCTTTAACGTCTCTCATAACAAATCCTCCTCGGAATTATGCAATACAATATAATTAATTGTTCTAAAAAGCACCCGAACAATATATTATAAGCAAATGGAGGTAGACGTATGAAAACCTTATCAAATAACGGTCTTTCACCAACAATGGTTTTAAGATTTCTAAACAGTCAACTCGGTTCTACCGTTCAAACTATTGAATTAAGTGAACAGGAAATGATGCGTGTTGTTTTTCAACAAAGCTTACACACATTTAGTCAATATTTCCCATTTTTACCAATTGTAACACTTTCAA